TCATAGTATACAATGTCTGTTTCTCTGTGTCAAGGGTATTGACATCATGAAACAATTGTGATAGGATACGGATATCTAGCACAGGAGGTGGTCATGTATCGAGCGATGAATCGATGGGAGATACTCTCTCTGGGCAATGTGATGGCCTTCTATCAAGAGGGCAAGACTGTGCCAGTTGTCATTCTATCTGGCATCCATGGAGAGGAACCAGCCGGGCCGCAGGCGATCATGGAAACTCTGCCCTTCCTGTCACCCGATCTCACTTGCCTTATCATACCTCAGGCAAACCTGGACGGCCTATCAGAGCGGATTAGATTTGGTACATCACCCTATCTTGGAGTGCGCGGGAACTTCATGTTCGTTCGGGAGCTCATAGATTGGATCGTAGACGAGGAACCAGCATTCGTGCTTGATCTACATGAAGATGACGGCTCGCCGGTGGCACAGGGTCAGGCCATTGATGGAGATCTGATTGATCTGGCGGCACTCAATGGAGTATATCTCTACCAACACGGCGGCAATCTCCAGGTGCAGCGGGCACTCATTGCTATGCTGGCGAATAATCAGGTGCCGCTGCTGTCGGCGTGGGAGTCTAGGTTTGGCGAGAAGGTCGAGGGCGCTCTGATACAGGCTGTGGAGGATGATTCGATTGATGATTGGATCTGGCAGGAGACGGGAGTGCCAGTGACGGTTGTTGAGACACCAGCAATGTGGCCACTAAGAGCAAGAGTCAATGTGCATAAGCTAATCTTGTGGCATATCGAAGATCTTATCAGAGAGGCGGGAGGCTGACATGTTTCGAGATCCATTTCATCCATACAACAACGGCAGCAAGAAAGATCTGATGGGGCCAGCCTTCCTTGTACTCTTTCTGATTATCCTGGCCTCGGTGCTGGGAGCTCCGAGATGACGAGACATGCAGATGCTCAATATCAAAAAGCGTATGACATGCTGATCAATACAGATTGGCCGCAGGGCATGAATATACAGGAGCTGCTGCATCTTGCCGACGCAGCCCCCACCTGTCCTTGGTGTGATAGAAAACAGGGCCACGACGGCATGTGTCCATATCCCTTTCTCAAAAGGGCCCTCAACGTCGTCCTCGATCTGCTAGCCTAGCCGGAGGAGAAAATGTCTGAAGAGCAGTCGAGAATTGTTATGGGCACGATTTCTATAAAAACCAGATTTCCATTGCATTCAAATACGGACATTTTTGTGGGGGAGAAGCGGATAATGGGTAGAGAAGTGCGATGCACTTCGTTCTTTCCGTGCTATCTGCTCGTCGATCTGGAAGGCAATAGCCTACAATACTATGATGTGCCACTCATTATGAATTAGGAGGAAGACAATGCTCAAGGGACAATGTGACTACTGTGGTGCCAGCACCGTCTTTGGAGATAATTACGAAGGAGTACTCAAGTGTGATGGATGTGGCAGTCCAGTTGATGCAGAAATTTCAGAGTACGATGAGGTAGTAGATTCCGATTCATTTCCCATCTGGAGGATCAGTACCACCAATGTCACTAGCACAGGAGTATGGTGATGAGACGCGGACAGAATACATCAGGCATGAAGACCCCAGATGGCATGAAATGGTGCCCAAGGGGAGGCGGGCCGGGCTCTAGAGGGCACTTCGCCCACATAGCCGAGTTCGCCAAGTATACGTCACGCTGGGACGGGCTCGCTCCCTACTGCAAGCAACACATGCAGGCTTATAAGAGATCATGGGCCAGATGGACTATGGGTGAGGACCGACGCCTCCTAGAAGCAAAGAGGGAGCATGGGAGGTGAGGTCGTGGAAATTCTATTCGCCTGCATGATCTTCCTCGCCCCCGGCCTGATCACCCTACTGTTCTTGCACTTTGTCTTCATGGAGACGAGAAACTTATTGGATGATCATATGAATAACTCATTCATCGAGCGCATTCTGCCCGACAAGCAAGAGAAGCGATTCACAGACTGGCTCAAGCGGCGATAGCATGAGGTAGAAGGCAAAAGCAGCGCCGGGGGTGGCACTGCTTTTGCGCAGGAGAGAAGGAGGAGAAACGTAATTATTGTACGACAAGTCACACAATTTGTCAAGTACTACCCGAACTGCCCCCCAGCCCCCCTTCCTGCTGCAATAATCCTCTCACGATCCTGCAAGTAGAGATTGTATTGCCTCATGGTCTCGTTGCGGGGGACTTCTCGCTCGGCATCCCGCGGGCGGGCAAGAACCATAAGACTGGACGGAGCGCCATAGAAGGGGGGCAAGCTGCCAAAAGTCTCGATATTGACTGCATCAAGGCCAGCTGCTCCCAAGAGGGCCTGTATGGAATGTGACGTAAGTGCCCAGAGATGGGGCCACTGAAGCGCCGATACATTGCCCCCATAAAGATTGGGAACTTCGATCAGTAGATGGCCTCCGCCGGGAGATAGCTTGGATCGCATCTCTCGAAGAAAGGAGAGTGGATCTATCATGTGCTCCAATACCTGAATCACTGAGATTAGATCAAACCTGAGGTTCTTGGGCACAACATCAAAACTGGCATAGAATTTCTGCGGCAGCTTTATCTTTAGCTTTTCCTCCGCTTCCTTTGTACGATCCCCCGCGAAAGTACGGAATACTTCGCCGGGTTCTACGCCTATGGATTTGGTGGTCTTGCTGTTGTAGGCATCGTAGATACAGGCCAAGAATATGCCTGTCGAGCTGCCAATGTCCAAGTGAGACTTGATCCTTGGAAGATGGCGTTTCAGATAGAATACCATCCTCATACCCCGCGCCTGTTCCTCCTTGAGGTTCTTTGCTGTTACTGCACTTGTGCCAGAAACCTCCTCGCGATATTTGCCCGTGCTGTAGTATTCATCGAGTTCTTGCTGATCTGGCATAGTTTTGGCAAAAACCAAGCCACACGTATTGCAGATCACAAATTCTGTGGATCGACGATCTATTGGAACATGGGTAGTGAAGTCTACTACCTCTCCTTTACATACTGGACAATTCATTCTATCCTCCAAAATAAACGGGACGCAAGAGAAATCCTGGGCAGTTTGATGTGGAGGATTCTTGCGTCCCGTTTCATTCATGCCAGTATACCATAGGCCACATGACTAATGCAATAGGCCATATAACCAACAGAACTGGTTGCAGAGAAAATTGCAGTATCGTTGACCTTTGCAAGCCATTATGTTATAATGTAATCTGACACATTCTCAGGAGGGCGACCGTGGCGAAGAAGTATTGGATTGACGAAGCAATCGGCAGTAAGGGTGCACTGCACCGCGATTTGGGCATGGGCGAAGATGAAGAAATTCCCCTGGACACCCTCCGGGCAGCAGCCAAGAGAGGGAACAAGATGGGAGCCAGGGCGCGCCTGGCTCTGACCCTGCGTAAATTCAATCCGTGGGAAGTTATGAAGGACGAAGAGGGGTGGTGGGTTGTCGAGGAGGGCACAACTGATAAAGTACACAGTAAGCCGCACGCAAATCGCGAAGAGGCCGTCCAGCACATGAGAGCCCTATATGCTGCTGAGGGTATTGGTGATGCTGAGAGCAAGATGCGGAATAAGAAACGGATGATGGAAGGTGATGAGGAAGAGGAAATGGGCATGATATTGCCCATGAAGGATATGAACGAAGAAGACATGATGATCTAGGAGGAGCCATGCCCTACGATGATGATCCTCGCACGCCCGAAGATCTTGCCAGAGAACAGCGGGCACAATATCTGTGGGACCTCTTCAAAAGAATACCAGAATTTGGTGGGGCTTCGGCCTATACTCTGTTACAACGCTGGTTTCCGAACTTGATGAGAAAGCTGCCCATACCATCTGATCCCTTCACGGCAGGCATGAAGGGGGCGGGAGCGGCGGCGAAGAAAGTCTCCCCCGTATCCCTGCTTCTGTCTTTGGGAGGGTCACAATCTGATCTTGCGAAGCCCTCCCAGCCCAGATCGGCACAACCACTACGCACAGATATTCCCCAGCCAGGGAACTTCGCTACAGCTGGGCAGTGGGAAGATTACCTCAAACAGGCGAAGATGTTTGCCAAGGGATCGACGAGAAAACCAAAACGGAAACCTCGGCCATGATGCCCTTCGTTGAATGGATGAAGCATCCCGACCACGGTTTTTGGGTACAGAAGACATGGGATCGGGGGACCGGGAAATGGGTTGCTGGTAAGGGCTATAAGCTAGAGCTATTTCCTCACCAGGAACGTATATTTGATTACTGCATGAGATTGACGAAGGATGGAACATTTCCTCATCAGACGGTGATCGTGAGCTGCCCGAAAAAATCCGGGAAGACGACTCTGGCGGCGGCCACGGTGGCTTGGTATGCAGACCAGGTTCTCCCTGGATCTGAAGTGTACATGATGGCCAGCACAAAGCAACAGGCTGAAAACCTGGCCTACACCGATCTGATCTATCACTATACCCACCTGGGTTTGGAGCCGACACAGTATCGCATCCGCTTGCCCAACGGCACAAAGATTGATGTTCTCTCGTCTCGCTACACATCTGCTGCTGGGCTAGATCCAGCGTTGGTGGTGTGGGATGAACTGTGGAACTTTACTAGCGACCAGGACCGCCGTCTTTATGAAGAAATGACGATTCCGCCAACCCAGCCCTGCCCTCTGCAATTGATCGTTACCTATGCTGGGTTTGATGGCGAGAGCGATCTACTCTGGAACTTCTACAAATTGACCGTGCTGGATGGAGACAGAGTCGAGAGCCTGGGCGACCTGCCATGTTATGTGAGCAAGGATGGGTCCATCTTCGCTTATTGGGATCACGAGCCGCGCATGCCCTGGCAGACCCAGATATATTATGACAGTGAGCTACAACGTCTGCGCCCCAATCAATTTCTGCGACTTCATAGAAACGAATGGGTATCGCCGCAGGACCAATTCATTGACATGGCATTGTGGGATCGGGCTGTCACGCTGAAGTCACCTCTCATCTTTCAGCCGGATAGTCCCTATCGCCAATATCCGATCTCCATAGCGGTAGATGCGGGCCTGAAACATGATTGCACAGCTGTAGTCGGCGTATATTATGATCTAGCAGAAAAGAAGATTGGCCTAGCATTTCACCAAATATGGACGCCTCAGAGCGGGACGATCCTTGATCTTGAGGAGACTGTTGAGAAATATCTGCGTGAGATGTTCCGCACATTCAACATCTATGCCATTCTGTGTGACCCATCACAAATGCTCCGTTCGATAACAGCACTACAGAAAGAGGGCCTGCCAATTATCGAGTTCTATCAGACGGACAGCAATATGATTCCCGCCTCACAAAACCTGTTTGAGATATTGAAGTATCGCATACTTCAGGTTTATCCTGATGAAGAGTTGCGGATGCACATCAAGTTGGCTGTGGCCGAACAGAAGAAGAATGGCTATCGTCTAACCCGCCCCAAATCATTGCATGACCGTTTGCCGATTGATGCCGCCATCGCTCTGGCCATGGCATGCTACGATGCTGTGAAGCGTGGCGGTGTAGATACCCGTGGGGAGATTGTTATTGAATCCCCATTCAGTGATGCTTCTGGGATCAAGCATATCAGCTCAGAAGAAGAAAATCTTCCCTGGCCATTCAGGGACTAGGATTGCGACATGGCGAATCTCAAATCGCAGACATCTGACCGGACCATCGAGACGCTACAAGAAGTCGAAACGTACACTTCGATGGCTCGTAGATTTGTCGAAGATTGGCATACCAATATACGCCGTTGGCGTAGATGGTACGACGACGATCATTATGATAAGCCAGCCAAGCAATTCGAGGAACGCTATAACGATCCGACGCCCAAGAATACAGTAGATCTTGCAATCGGGATACTTCTTGCAAACGATATTGAATGGGCAGCGTCGGGGTGGGAGCCAGATATAGGGGAGGAATCGGACAGCTCTGATGTCGAGAAGTATCTGGCAGGAACGATGTACATCAATGGAGTGCGGGAGGAATATCATATTCCCTACGAGGTGAATACCCACTTTGTCAGAGACGGCGGGGCGGTTCTTTACACAGTATGGGACAAGGAGTTAGCGAAGCAGCACAAGACGGAGACCGAAGGCAGAGTGATCTACGAACAGACGCCCCTGCGAGTGCAAGTGATTGATCCACTACAGATGTATTTCCTTCCTGGGGGGCCGCATCGTTGGTCGCCAATCGTGCGCGAGTGGAAGATGAGCGTCTATGATGTTGAATTGCTTTATGGCATCCGCCTACCCAATCATCAAGATCGCTCTCTGGCAGATCGGATGCAGACGGAGGTCACTGTTCAGGACTATTGGCGCTATGTCAAGAAGGCCGATACCATGTCGGTCGAGAATGCTCTTGTGGCCGATAGCTATGTATTGCGGCCTCTCAGGATGATGGAAGGCTATGATGAAATTCCCTACACCGTATCATTCTTCAAGCCCCTCCTGAGAGACAATGCCTCCTCTTGGCAGAGTATTATTGAGCCGATATCTGAGACAGTGCGCTTTCTCGAAAAGGCTATCAACAGACGCAATCGGCAAATCCTGATCTATACCGGCATGCCTCTCGTATCGAGGACATTGCCTGGACGAAGACCGATCCGGCTCGATCCGGCCTTGGGATCTCATGTGCAGTTGAGTACTGAAGAGAGCCTAGAAATTCCCAGCTGGGGAGGCAATGCCCCAGATGTGCAGATGCACATTGAATTTATGAGATCGAGATTGCAGCAGACTGGCTTTGCTGATGTCATGTACGGATCGGGGACCAGCCAGGTCTCTGGATATGCTCTTAGCCAGATGGGAGATCAGAACCGTATTCGGCTCGAACAACCGGTACGCCACCTGGAAATGCTCTGGACAAACTGGGCACGGAAGGTTCTCAGCCTAACACGCAAGATGACAGACGGCAGCGCCCTGATTCGAGTGTATGGACAGCTGAGGGGCCAAGATTTCACAAAGAATTTGCAGGCCAGAGACCTGCATCGCTATATGGTGAAGGCGGAAGTCAAGGCCAAATTCCCGAATGAAGAGGTGCGCAAGCACGCCATGGCAACGCAGGCCAAGGGCATGCTATCTGAGAGTACGATCATGGAAAGATATCTGGACATCAAACAGCCAGACGACGAGCGTCGCCGCAGATTGATTGACCAAGCGATGAGCCTGCCACAGATGCAGCTATTTTCCATGATGAGGCTCCTGTTGCAGGCAGCGAAGTCTGAAGATCAGACCATTGCTGCCGCCGCTGCCCTAACTCTACAGCAGCTTCAGGGAAGCATGGCAGGAGGACAGGCGCAGGAACCGCAAGCCGCGGAACAGCCTCCGATGCCGAATGCTCTGGGCACGCAAAGCGCAACGGGCGCTGCGCCTCCACAGGCGGAGGGGGCGGCCCCTCCTGGCATGGACTTTGAGGACGTATTCCAGGAAATGGCCAATACAGCGCCGAGGATGACAGAAGGTGGCTAAGAAGTTTGATCTCTCAGAAATGTTCTCCATCTATGATCAGGCCTCTGACAATTTGGGGGACATTTATAGCATCGAGATGGCAGGCAACAGATTGGATCAAAATCCTGCATCGGGCATGAAGGCCCTTCAAGACTTTTTGGAGAAAGGAATAAGCGATGGCAAAGAAGATAGCGCCTAAACGACCACCAAAGGGGCCTCCCCCTCCACCCCCTCCGCCCCCGACCGGCACTCCGCCTCCCCCTCCTCCGAGGAGCACACCTCCCGCAAAACTGGCAGCACTTCCTGCCCCATCTGTGTGGCCCAGTGAGGCACGATTTGCTGTCCCTCAAGGAAAGCCGAAGGCTAAGCCTCTACCCGCGGCGGGCCTGTGGCCTACACAGGAGGAGCTGCAAGCCTACTATGGTAAGTTAGGCAGAGGAAGCGGAACTTCCAGCGCGGGCCTGCCGCTGGGGGACTACCGTTATGATCCCCTTGCTATGGCAATTGCCGGGCCAGGAGGGGCCTATGAGCAAGGATTGGTCCCTACTTCTAGTCCAGGCGTCCTTACCCCACTGGGGGATGTAGGGGGCGGGGGTGTCGCGGGAGCGGGCGGTGATGGCGGAGGAGGCGGTGGGGGCGGAGTATCTGCCGAAATTCCTCCCATCCATGACGTACAATGGAAGCCTGGTACATTCAATCTAACCAATGCCAATGCCCCCTCCTGGTGGCGGCCCCTGGTTCCCCAGAATTCAGAGGACGCGGCCCGGCCAGATGTATCTTTCTTGATGACCTTGAACACCATGATTCCATTCATGTCGCCAGAGGATCAGCGAAGGGCGGCAGCAACTCTCTACTCCGCGGCAGCAGATGCCTTCTCTGCCTACAAGCCAGAAAATATCACTGTGACAGCCCCCATCACCGAAACGGAAGCCCGCCTGACAGAAAAACAGGGGCTTCCAACGATCAATCGTCAGTATTTCCAGTCGGCAGAACGCGCACGGTCGGCCATCGAAGCCCTGAGTCAGATGCGGGAGCAGACCGTTGGTGGCAATCGTTGGAAGTTGGGGCCTGGGTACACATGGCTCCAGCAAGTTCTTGGTTCAGCCGAGGCTTCTGGAGGAAAGGGGGGAGCACTTCCTACCCGTACCCAGCAGTTGCAGATGCTTGGATCTCTCGACCCCCTCCTGGCACAGGGCAAATCACAAGAACTTGGATCTTTCGGTGTCTTGGGCGAGATGTTGGCGCGCCCATTCTTCAGTGCTGGAGCTTTGACGCCTACGACACAGACCCAGGCGGGCCGTGTTTTGTTTGGGCAATATAATCCACTTCTAACCACCTAGGAGATGCCATGAAAGAGTATCGTTTTGAGAGATTTTCGATCAATAACAATGATCTTGCCACAGAGAAGATGAACAATCTGGCTGCTGATGGATGGGAACCAGTTGCGGGCACGGCCATTTTTGTCAATAACGCCTATGCAATTTGGTTGTCTCGTGAGGCAGAACAGACCAAAAAGAGGGTCTATCGCAAGCTGGCAATTGAGGATCTACCTGCCGACTTTGCCAATCCCAACGAAACCGGCAGCGACAGCGAAAAGTAATTAGGAGATCGCCGTGCCTCCGTTCAAGCCTCGACGCAAACCCCAGCAGGGTCCGCCCCCGCTTCCACTCCCCCCTCCTCCCGCACCATCCCCGACAGGGGAGGGGGGAATTGGTCTTAGGCCCCGTCCGGGAACGAACATTCCCGCCCAACAACCCAGTGCCCCATATCTACCACGGCAGGCCCCTCCTGCTGCTCCCGCTGCCCCTGCTGTTCCTCTCGGCCCGCCATATCCCGATACAGGGTCTCCTCTGTACTTCGACCAACGAAACTTGCAACAGACAACTGCCGTAACGGATATACCTCTCTATTATGATCCGATGCGGCGGGTTATCACGCCCCAGGCGACCGGAGTGAAGGCATATAAGGGCCAGGTTGCCCCCTATGCACCAGAATTCCGCCAAGCTATCATCGATTTTCGTGAGGCCAACAAAGAGGCCCTTGTGGAACAGCGGACACAGACAGAGAGAGCAACGTCTGCATCCCGCCAACAGACCGCCCGCGCAAATATGGGCGGACTGGATAACGACACGATCATTGATGCGCTCAAGCAGGAGGAGCAACGTATACGAGATATCGATAGGCAGATCTTGGATCTTGTGCGTTCGGGGACACTAGGCACGCCCGAAGGACGCCAACAGCTTTTGGATCTGGATAAGAGCAGGGAAGAGATGCAGGGAAGCTGGCGCGGCAGGGTAGATACTGTCTACTCGTCGGGACGCCTAGGCCAAGTACAGCCAATGTCTGTCGTAGAAGAGGGCAAACTAGAGATTGCGGAATGGATGGAAAAGCTGCTCTATGGTCACACAGTTGAGGGCATGCCGGTTCTGACATGGCTTGATATTCTGACCAGGCCAGTAAGGGCATTTGCTCAAGAGGCTGTTGAGAAAGAACCAATTCTCGATGTGCCACTCAGGGTCCTGCCGGTGCTGTGGGATATAGGGGAAGACTGGCTGGGAACGGCGGGATGGGTAAGCAGATATTACCAAGCTGTTATTGAGACAGACAAGATTTTTGATGAGGCAAATCAGGCTACTGGCATTGATAAGCTGCGAGTACTAGCACGTCTACCTGAAATCTATTGGACATATGCCGCCAAGCCAATCGCTCTCGGTGGCCTGAGAGCTACCGCCGATTTGGTGGCTATTGCATCTGGGAAGGATGTCAGCGACATTGAAACGGCAACCATAGCTGGTATGCCAATCTCGTCTCTTCTCTATCCACAGAATATACAAACACTACAAAACAAGCAGGCCCACCTGGCAGCTTTCAGGCAGGCCGTTGCTGGGCTGGCCAATGTATCTACCCAAGAAGCCATCCTCCTCCCTCCTGGAGCATCCGAGGAAGCGCGAGCGGCAGCAAAAGCCAAACTCATAGAACTCTCTGGCACGGACCCGGATCAATATGAAAGACAGAGATCCGAGGAATTCAAGAAGTTTGATCAAACCATCTCTGATGCGAATCTTGGATTCGCTATGATCTACGCGGCGGAACAGTTCCGTGCAGAGATCCCGCAGGAAGAGATCAACAAACTCTATGATCAGGCCAGAGACTACCTCCAGAATGCTTGGGCCGCAGTAAAACAAGATCCGCGCCGCTTCTCGATGTCCGGAAGATGGAGCTTTATTTGGGCAGGAAATGGACCGGAGCTTGAGGCGGCGGCTGATAGTGCCATTGTAGACGCCATGATGCAGAAGGGCCGCTGGCTGAAGCCACACGAGATTGATCAGGTTACATCCTACTTCACCGATTTCGGATCAGAATTCGTTGGCGATATGGTCTTCGATGTCACAAACTACATCTCATTCAAGCCACTTGCAAATCTGTTGAGGGGAGGATTGGGATTTCTTGGCGAGGGGGCCACCAAAGTTCTGGCCCATGTACATCCAACAATGTACGCAAACCTGTCCAAGTTCTTCACTGAGGGAGCAGCGATATCTTTGGCGAAGAAATACGGCAGCCTGGTCGATAATGTGGCCGTCCGGCTGGCAGCAAACGTTGAGGATGCCAGAGAATTCAAGTCTCTCCTGGGACAGGCGCTCCGGGCCTCTGTTCCTGGTGCCGAAGATATCATTAGCGATGTGGCCAAGTGGGGGCCGGGAAGGCGGGCCATCGCGGCCCTGGAACCGATCACTAAATTTATGAGCTGGCAGAAGCTACAGGCTACTGTGGACAAAGCTATACAGCGGGCGTCTGAGATCAGGCAGGTGTTTCTTCAGACGAGATCTGCTGATATGGCCGCCGATCTCATAAAACTTCAAGCTGATGAATGGGCGCAACGCCCAAGGAACTTCATCCAATATCTACAAGAGGGGGTTGCGCGCGAATTCCTTGCCGGATCTAAGATCCAAGGTCTTCCGAGGGCACTGGATGAGGGCTTGATTGCGTGGTTCTTGAAGAAGACTGGGGGTATCACGGAAAAGGGAGGAAGGCTTATTGCAGAGGGTGGCCGCATTGATGTGGCTGTTGCCCAGGCATACCTGTCTGTTCAGGATGCGGTGCGCAAGGTCTGGATACCGCTTGTTCTAACAGCCCGCCCCGCTTACACGGTCTACAACTATATCGACAATGCGTGGCGGGCGGTTGTGCATGGGGTCAATCCACTTTTGAATATAAAGCAAGTTCTGGACGATATAGATAGGACTGTGTTGGAATCGTGGTCCGGGGGCTTCGGGGCCAGCCTGAAAGAGGGGAGCGTAGAAAGCATTGGCCGCAAGATATTGAGCAAGGAAGTCGGAACAGATATCTTCAGCATTATCCGCGAGGGATGGAATCGCGGAAAGGGCATCTTCTCGATAAAAGAGAACAGCGTGCTGGAGGCATTGCGCACATTGAATAACGCCAGCGAGTTTGTCTGGCGGGCCAGGGTCTATCACAAGTTTTATGTGGAAGACCTCAATCTCATGCGCAGAATTCTGAGACCTTCTATTGAAGAGGAAATAGCAAAGCTGCCTGAGCACCTAAAGGGCATTGCCCAAGAAGCGTGGCTGAGATCTGGAGGACATCCGGGAGCACTTTTGGAAGCCCTGCGGGGCAAGGGGGGCATCCACTCCTTCTTCGTGACTGAAGAACTTCGGGCCAGCCTGGCCAAGGCTGTTGGGCCTGCCATGGCCGATAGCATCATTCGCCGCGTATCTGGCGATCTACAGATGCTTGTCAATCAAAAGAACTTCACGGATGAGGCCATAACCTCCTATTTCGACAGGCTATTGACAGAAATTGATGACCACCTCGACGCGCGCTTACGAAACGCAGAGCAAATCCGAGCGTCGGGTCTGCATGCTGACCTGCCTCATGGACAAGAACTAGAGCAAACCCAACTCACCGAGGAACTTCTGAGGAATATAGAAGAGGGAGGGGGCCCGAAGATCGAGCAGCGTGTTGTTGGTGAGATATCTCCCGAAGGTCCCATCGGTGCAGAGCCAGCAGAAAATATCGAAATGTCTGTGCAACAGAATTTGGCTGAATCCAACCAGGCTATCGACAGGGCGGTTGGCGACGGGGACATCTCGGCAGCGATTGCGGAACAATTGAGACAATCAGCACGAGACCATGCTATCGAAACGGGACGGCGCATGGCCAAGCTAAACCGAGAGATTGCTAAGATATCTCAAGATATTGTAGATGAATATGGCAAGATACCAGAAGTCGCAGAACTTATGCAGGGTGGGATGACTTTCGATGATGCAGTCAACCAATTGGCCAAAGAGGGAAGGATTGATATCAGCGGCCTGATGGCCTCAAGTTACATGCAATCCTATCTGAGTGTTTTGGACGGGGCTATCAGAGGCCCCGCGCGGCGGGTGGGATTGTATCTTGACCCCGGCCCCTTGCATGTCGGTATCCATGGCACGGGGGCGGGCAATAAATTCAATCAGTACTTCGTTGTGAATGCGGGGCTATACCAGACGGCGGAGGGCGTGGCCAACGAACTACTTGAGATGGCCAAGAGGAAGGACTGGCAGGGCATTGCGGCTTATGTGACATCCTCCGACGCCCTCTCTGCATCTGCATTTCTGAAGAGATCTGGGTGGGATTTCGCTTGGGATGGCAATGAGCTTGTGGACTTTATCACGCCCCAAAGCAACCGGGCGCTTGGTGTGGATCGTCGGGGGCATGGTGACGAATTCAGGAAGATCTTCAATATTTCATCTAGGGAGGAGTTCGAGACCGTCCCCCTGAAGACCATCCTCTATCGTTCTCAAGTAACCCCAAGCCAATTCTACGCGGATATTTCTAAGGTTGAAGAGGCAAAGCGTATTTGGCAGAATATCCTCGATACCCTAGACGATAAATCTGTCACACTTAGAGAAAAGTGGGAAGCAGCATTCAAGGCCTCCGGAATCAAAATTGATCCCGACGACCCGGAGGCGTTTCGTAATGCAGCATACGAACTCATGGCCCTGACAGAGAGCGACCCCAATCTGGTCAGCCAACTGCAAGTGCTGAAGAGGTGGTGGGGTGAAATTGACAATGAATTTCACCAGGTGCTTCGTGTGGAGGGGCTCACCGAAAGAGCCTTCGTTGGATCTGTGCCGGAATATATGCTGCCTCTCAATGTACGAGCCTCCATTTCTGATGCTCGTGCGGCCTACTTTGACTCGGCTCTAGCAAAGGGTGCGCTTGGCGAGTGGTGGCAATCCCTGGAAAAATCACTGGCCGACGGCTCTTGGTTCACAAAGGTAATAGGCCGTAGCGATAAGCAAGCTCTACGCGCCTTTGCGGACAGGGGATCTCTGCTCATGTCAGACGGCATGGATGCCGTTACAAATGGGGGCGAGTTCTTGGGCCACACCTTCGAGGGCGCAGTACCTCGCACGAATCGCATCATGATTGACTATAAGGACTTCAACCAGTTTGATCGCTTCATCAAGGACAACATCACCCCATTCTGGATGTTCCCCTCTCGATCACTTCCCTTCTGGCTAGAGACGATGGTTGCCAAACCTTGGGTGCTCAACTTTCATGTCAAGTATTTACAAGCATCTAGGAACGTGGCCTACGCCGCGGGGGCGACCACACGTTCGGGCAAGCAACTTCCCTCTCTTGAAGGCTATATTCCCATTCCTGGAACAAACATCTGGTTCAATCCACTCGCCGCCATGTCCTCTCGCTATATCCTACCCATCTTCAAGAACAATCTTTCCGAGGCAGAAGAAGAAAGGATGACACCCACCCAACAAATCGGCCATTACGTCTATACTGCCGCCTCTGCCTTCGGCATGAGACCCCCACCCTGGGTCATGTGGGTGCTGTATGGCCGGAATATACTAGACAAGAATCGTATACCAGAGGGGTCTGTCGTTCCCCAACTTGGACTGGTGCCCAGATTCTTCCTCAATGATCTCTACAGAAATCTGCGGGGCATGGCTGTTCCCAAGCTGGGCACGACTGAAATGATGAACCCAGCAGTGTCTTGGAAATCATTCTTGGTGGAGAGACAAATTCTCTACAACACACTGCGAACAATTAGTGGCACTGAGATGTCCGAGGCAGAGAAGCTGCGCCTGGTGGAAGTTGCACGACAGGCGATCAGTGTCGATACACGTTTCAGCACAGAGGAGACGACACACATTTGGAATGAGGCTGTGCGCCAACTAGACAAGGTTGATTGGGTGCGCAATCTCGCAGGCTACATGACAGGATTCTATGGCAAGCAGTTCACTGATGCAGACGTGAAAATGCTCCAAATTCGGAACGAAATCAATATGCTCAAATCCTCACTCAACAATGAGGTTGTGGCCAACATTTTTGATATGGACCAAGATGCACATGCCAGAAACAGCCACTACTTGACCTATCGCTATGATACTGCCGAGGGCTTTCTGTCCGAACTGTACAACGTCATCGGTTATGTTCAGACGCCAGAGGGCCTGCCACTTTATGGGAAGGAGCGTGACCAGAAGGTGGCGGAGGGTATTCTGGATCAAATCGATTCAGAGGCTTACTATACAGCCACAACCCAAGCACGGGCCGAATTCACCAGCGCCATGAATAATCTGCCGACAGGGGCGTCGCGGGAGGCGATTGGGGCGGTACGAGATGCATATGCCGATAAGATAGCCCAAATCAATAGCCGATATCCCAATGCTCGAACCAATAACTTCATCGGATACAAGCCAGAAAAGCTGGTCTTTGATGATTTCCGCAGTATTGTTTTCCATGCTCTACTGAATATGTCGCCACAGTGGGACACTGCATCTGAGACCTATCTGGAATTCAAGGCACGCAAAGAGAAATGGCTCGATGACCTGGCAGAGAATGCCCCTGCCTTGCTACAAAGAATGGGGCATAAGTTCCAAGAACTGAACTTTCTGCATCCCGAACTGAACTATCCAAGGGACGTAGAGGGACGCCTGCTACAAGAGATGAGTCGTGATGGCTATCTGAACTATTGGAAGGAGAACGACTCTGAGTGGGAGGCACTCAACCGTGCTTATGAGGAGATCTACTGGAGCCCATACTGGGATACTGTAGAGGGGAAAAAAGGCGCCGAGCGCACATTAGCAGAACGAGAGTTCCTGCGCCAATTTCCTGGTGGAAGACCGTCCGATGCGCAGTTGATTGCCAAAGTCAAGGAAATCTACGGCGAGAAGTTCACTGATGAGCAATTGCAGCGCATTCTCAACATGAACGAGACCTATGAGATTGAACAGAAGATTTCGGAGAAGGAGGGCATTGCGAATATCGTAGAAGACGACCTATGGGACTATCTGGGCCGCGTATCGCCCGGAGATCAATACAACAAATTCAAGCGGCTCTTCTTGGACCTTGGAGGCGACGAGGACCATCTGAGCGCCTGGTATGTTACTGGCGGAGATTCTGCCTCCTTCTCCAATTCTGAAGTATTCCGTACTTTCCAGGAAAAGGTCAAGGAGACCATTCAACAGATGGGCCTTCCTGTGCCAACGGATGCCAATCTCCGAGAGCGCGTTCTTGCCAAGGAACAAAACACAGAATTCAGAGCGTCGGTGCAGAAGGAGCTGGGCGAAGACTTCTATAGCCTGCTCGGATACTATATGCGCCGAGATCGTGAAGAACGCAGGGTATTCCGCGAGGCATATCCAGAGGACTATGAGCGCATTCAGAAATACTTTGACCTACGAGAGGACTTTGCCACGACACACGCCATCTGGAAGAAATACTACCTACCAGAAGTTGGCGAAGAATCTAGCACGAGCAGAACAACTGGGGGCGGAGGGGGAGGGGGAGGCGGTAGGGGCACGGCAGCTCGCAGGCCATCGCCCCCACCCTCCATCCTACCTGGTGGGTATAGAGCCACACTGGATGCCAGACAACTGTTGAAGGCCGGTCAGCTAGGTAAGGGGGGCTACGCCAAGCGCCCGCCGTGGCCTACATGGGTGCTCGACTTGCTCGGTCCAACAATGGAGAAGGAGATTGCAGATATGCAGAGTGGTGTGCCTATTTCTGCTACGGGCGTGCAGTACCTTGGCGAGATGGGGAGGAAGTATCCTAAAGCAGGCCCGACGATTGATGCCATCATCAAGGAGAACTACAAGCTGGGGGGCGGAGGGAGAGGGGGACCGCAGAAGAAGATATAGCCCCTTGACAATTTATCTTGCAAGTGCTACAATTCTTACAAACCGAATAGCGGAGCGAACGTCCAAAGACGATTTGCTGTCGCTGCGCTGAGTGGGATTCACGTCAATGAATGCCCACCATAGCAAAGGAGTCCCGAATGGGAAAGGACCAGAGCCAGCAGCAAGCGAAAGAGGAGTCGTTCAACAAAGCCCAAGTTGAGGAAATGCTGAACAAGCTCCGGCAAGAACTCAATGAGGCAAGAGAGCGCGATGTCTCTGCGGTGCGATCTGATCTATCGAAAGCACACGCACGTAGGCAGGCTGGATGGGAAAAGGAACGCCAAGGTTTTGAAGAACAGCTTCACGGTTTGGCAACGAAAGACCTTGATGAGCCTGCCAGAGCCTCCTACGAGGCCAAGAGACAGCAAGAGCGGGCTGATGCACTCGAAGCAAAGCTCGACAAGATATCAGCCGAACTCGAAGCCTCACGTAATATGGGAGCCTATGTTCAGGGCCTGACGAGCGCCTTCGGTGTCAAGGTCGAGGAACTGGATCTTGAAAGCCTTGATAGTTTGACAGCAAGTGGCTGGAGTGCTGCTGCCAAAGCCTTCCAGGAACAGCGTCAGCGATCTCAGCAACTTGAACAAGAACTATCAAAGCTCAAGGAAACAGGAACGAAGACTGGGACCAAGGCGGCAGAAGTCACAGAACCGCCGGATGTCGTGACGGACAGCCGGGGGGTGGCCAAGGGAACGCCGACACTCTACGATCTACGCAAGAGTGTCTCTCAACGACTGGGCAAGAAGGATGTGATCTCGGAAGACGAGCTGTTTGATCTGGCCGAGAACCCGCAATCGGGAGTTGATCTAAACCAAGTTCTTCCTGCCATTCAAGCTGAACTGGCAACCCTCGAAACAGAGGAGTAATGCCAGGGGCCATTGGCGGGAAGCAATAGGAGATGCCAAATGGCTCTTACCAGTTCCAATCTGAGTGATACGGTCAAGACGCTCTATGAAAAGCGTCTCTTGAACCGGGCGATGCCCCGTTTGATCCACGGCAAATGGTCCTCCCAAGCCAAGTATCGAGGCTTCAATGCCTACGAAGTGCGGCGCTGGAATGGACTTGGACTCGTTTCTACTCCCTTGTCTGAGGGCATCACGCCCAATGAACAAGCACAGCCCACCATCACTGTCACCACAATCACGCCGGTTTGGTACGGCACGTGGGTGAAGTATACTGACAAGCTCGATGCCACTGCCTTCGATCCTTTCGTATCTGAGACCGTTGCGATCTTGGGCGAGCAAGCAGGGCTGTCGGTTGACACGCTCTTGCGCAACAGCATCACGGATGGCGCAACCGCCGATTACTCTGGCGGAGCAACCTCCCGTGCCACGCTCGATCTGACTAATGACATCCTGTCCTTCACGGATATCATTCAGAACGTGGCTGAGCTGGAAGCCGCGAATGCACGTCCCGCTGATGGGCCGTACTATCCCGTCTTGATTCATCCTCACAGCTGGGCGACCATCGTTCAGGATGCCACCTTCTCTACGCTCTACACTCGCGAGGGTGGTGAGTCGTTGCGCTCCGGCGCTCTGGGTGTCGTGCTGAACTGCCGCTTCTACATGTCCTCGAATGTTCGTGAGTATGTGGATGCGGGGCAGAATAGCACCGAGGATGTGTACTCGATGCTCTTCATTGGTGAGCAGGCGCATGCAGTGGCTGGCTTCACCAATCTCTTTCCGAATCTGGATGCAGATACGTCTGCTCCCGCGGTGCGCGGTGGAATGACTGGCAAGAAAGTGAATGCAGTCAAGGTCATTCTGCATGATCTTGGGCACGGTGAAGATCCGCTGGAGCAGCGGGCGACTATCGCATGGAAGCTCGCGTTCAGTGACGCCGTGCTCAATAGCACATGGGTGCGCAACCTGGAACACGTCAATGACTTCTCGTAGTAAAGACTACGACTAGTCTAACAAGGAGAATGAACGATGGCACAAACTGGTGGACCTTTCATCGTCCCGCCCCTTGGGGATGCTGACCTCTATCCACATGCACTGAAGATGGCCTCGATCATTGTGGCCGCGACGACCTCTGACGGTGATGAAGATATCATCGTGGGTTCCGATACGGCCCTGGTCAACCTCTTCGACGTGCAAGCCAATGTCTGGGTTGCGAATGTTGTGGGAGTCGTTGAGACTGCCTTCACCGCATCCGTGGCCTTGGGACTTGGCGACTCGGATCAGGCTTTCGGCTGGGCAAGTGCCGTTATGGTTGGCGCAACCAGTACCGGACTCTTCAATCCGAACGTTGACTCAGATGCCTTGACGAGCGATGACCTGCCTGTGTACAAATTTCCGTCCATGGGCAAGCACTATCCTTCAAGCCAGACTATCGACTTGGAGTATAGCGGCGCAGAGGCAGCCGTTGGGCGTCTGCGTGTCGTGATCTTCTATGCCAATCTTGGCTCAAGCGGTGGCACACCGTTGAGCACCTAAGAGGAGGTGACTAATGGCTGACGGCAGCGCAATCACCCTACCTCTACGGACGGACCCGATCCCGGAGGGCGTGCCCTCCGCCTTGAAGGTCTATAAAGTCACCGTCTCCGGTGACACGACTGCCACTCAGTTCGATAGACGTGTTGGATCTGGTGACAGCGCCGCAACTGTAGCGATCTTCACCGTTCCCTATGGCTACCACATCTACGATGTGGGATGGAGAGTCGTGACGGCTTTTACCGCGGGCGCAACCCTGACCATTGGCGATACAGACGATGCTGATGGTTGGGCGAAGACCGGCGATATTGCCGCCACAGTTGTCGATACAGAAGTCCTGTGGTCAAGAGGCGTGGCTTTTGAGTTCCTCGCCTCGACTACGGACATTGCTGATACGACAGTCTTTCCTGCATACGCCGCAATGGGACGGTTTGTCGAAGCAGATACGGTCGGCTCACCTCTCAATATGAATATCGTGACTGCTGGCACGATGACCGATATCGTTGGGGGCCTCATCGAAATCTATATGATGGCCCAAAGCGCGTTCTTCCAGAGTCCTTCGAGCTAAGGGAGGGAATAAGACATGGCTAGGCGACACATCAAATTCCCGCCCGCTGGGGACTATCCGCTCAAGGATCTACTCACACTCCAGACCTATTGGATCGAATCGGACGACATTGCGTCGTCCGACAGCACTGGCGAGAATGCAATCTTTGGCATTCCCGCCGGTACCCTCGTGGTGGCTGTCGGCTGGCGTTGTCTGAATGCCTGGCAGGATTCAGATGACAATGTTGTTCCGGCACTCATCGAAATCGGCACGACTGGCGATTATGATCTCTTCGCCACACTAACTGCTGCACAGCTTGGTTCTTCTGACAAGCGCGGCGGACAGTTTGTGTTCGAGGAATCTACCGCCGATGCCGTGATGGTTGCCAACATCGTGCAACACGGCGGAACTGCGACCCAGGGCTTGGTGCGGGTGTGGGTCGGCTATCGACCGAACTTCGAGAACCAAAGATACGTTGAGCGTCTGGCTAGAGGCTAAACAATCTAGTTGGTAGGCCGGAGGGGGATGTCCTCCACATCTCTCTCCGGCCTGGAGGAGCATAGTGCATGCTACCAAATAGCACAGAAGCGGGCGGCGAAGAGGCCACAATCAGTGGTACTTCGCCGCATCTCATAGAACCTTACAAAAAGATCATTCGCTCACTCGAAGCCAAGTATGGACTTGATCGAAAGACGGGCCTCGATCCTGTAAGACCATGGATCACTGTGCCTCCCTATCGCAGAACACGAGAGGATCTGGCCTTTGTGGGTTTTGCCGCCACGACAAGGAACCTAGCTCCCTATCAAAACCCATCGGTTGAGATCTGGGGCCTCAATGAGGCGCACCGCCAACCCTGGATGCGACGCTGGACCCGCTGGTTTCAGATCCACGAGAAATGGGACTATACCAAGCAAGAAGGCAAAGCCTACAAGGAACACTGGGAATGGCTGAAGCAGAAGCACCCATTCCCGATCTACATGCAAGAAATAGACCCAGAGGTGCCATCCTCTGTGGCCTTTCCTCTTGATGAAGTATGTCAGACTTTCTTGGCGCAGGCGCATCGAGGCAATGAACAAATCAAATTCTTCACCTCCTCCTATTCCTATCAGATGGCCCTGGCCCTGCTTTTGGGATTTGATCACATCGGCAGTTTTGGCTACGAAATGGCCACGGACACGGAATATCGCTATCAACGCGAGAGCACATCCTTCTGGATCGGACTGGCCATGGGCCTGGGTAAGAACATCTATCTCCCTCCAGGGTGTCGCATACTACGAGGGGAACTTTACGGATATGAGGTGAGCAGAATGATCAACAGGCAACGGCTGGAATTTCTTCTGAAGAAGCACGAATACATGAAAGATATGCACATGCAAAGACTACAGCAAATTGGGGGGGCCAGACTGGAAGTAGAAAAGCTGGCGCGCAAAGCCAGGGGGGACGAGAAGAAGATATTGCGGACCCGTATCCGAGAACTACATGAGCAAGAGATGAACCAGATGGGCGTCGTGAATGATCATGGAGGCCAAGTCAAGATGCTTGAGAGCCTAATCAAGACTGTGGACAATATGTATGCCGACAAGAATCCAGACGACGGCTATCGGGGTCCGATGTCTGATCAAGAGGCGACGGAATTGGTTGAGACATTGGCTAAGAAAGATCGCACTGTGCCCACAGCAACCATTTTGCGAGGATTGGCATGAGTACACAGAAAAGAAAATACCAACGACGGCAGATGCCAACGGGGGCACAGTTTGATCCAAGCCGCCAGGACATTACCAAAGAGCTGGAGATGGCCCACAATCAGGCCGTCCTTGCCTCACCAAAGGCTCAGGCCATTCTCGCTCAACTGATGAGGGCCAAGAATAACAGAGAGCGTCTTGAGGCATCATTGCTCTTGCAAGATCTCGTGCGCGGCGATGCGTCGCTGCTGCAAAGTCCCACCCTTGCCGATAATCTGGAAAAGATGAGAGAGACTGCCGAGGCCAGGGACAGGGCTGAGGAAGACTACGCCAACGACCAAGAGGGATTTGTCGAGGGCACGATAGCCACAGCCGAAAAGAACAAGATGGTAGGAGATCAGGCCGAGCGCATGAAGGTGCAAGTCACTCGACAGCTTCAGGATGCAATTGCCAAAGCAAAGGCGAAGAGGGCTGCCAGACACTTGCAACTCGATTGGCAGCTAGATCATGAACCAAAAGTAGAAATACAGGTAGCCGGTATTTGGGAGACGGTGCGGATCAATGATGGCATGCAGAACATTCTGAGACCGGAAATCATTCGCATCCTGCACCGCACCTTCGTCCTAAAGCCAGGAGCAAATACTGTGCCCATAACTGTGGCCAACCGCTATGAGCAAATCCTGATCAGCCGACGAGAACAGGATGAGCGCAAGGCTGCTATGTCCAAAGAGGGCCTTGGGATGGAGGCGGGGGCGCTGGAATTGGCTCAAAGAGCCATCGACGATAAATATAGAGTGGGGCGGGAAGCTCCCGCGCTCACATAAGGAGACAAAAATGGCCAATCTAGAATGGAGACCAAGCCTGATCGCAGATGAATCGACAGGCTCCAGTGACAAGACCCTGAACGTGCCAAATAGGATTACATGGCACTTATTGTCTATCTGGGCCGAATTGACATCTTCGGCTACTACAGGCAATCGGCAGCTTGAGATTGAGATTCAGGACACTGCTGGTGATATCCTTGCAGAGCTCCACTCTGGCGCGGTGCAGGCGGCAGGTGTAACTCGCTACTATCTCTTTGCACCAGATATGATGGATCTGACATCCGCGAGGGACACGGACTTCTTCAGCTCTCCGTTGCCCTCTAATATCATTCTACCCCAAGGCTTTGCTGTGCGGATATTTGACAATGGGGCCATTGCCAATCCTGGCAGTGATGCTACCCCAGATGATCTTATCATCCAGATGCTTGTTGAGCAGAGGGGCGAGAGGCGGCAGCTCACAGGTACTGCCAACTAGGAGATAGCCATGCCGCCTGCTTATTCCATATTCGTTGCTGGGTACAGGGCGCAAACTACTTCAGGGCAGCAAAATGATGTCACGGTAACAGACCAGAATATCATTCCTGTACCTCTTGTTGCTATTCCGATGAAGGTCAATTCCACCAGCAATCGGGATTCAGCCCACGGGAGCGGAGTAAGAGCCATAGATATTTATGGTCTGGATAACAACTTCAATGAAATTGAAGAAACACTGGCTCTCAATGGGACAACCCCCGTCAATACAGCTCTGTCTTATCGCAGGATCAATGCTATGCACGCGAGGGACGTTGGTGCGCCCGGAGCCGCGTCTGTGGGCCTGATAGGCATCTACGATCTTTCTGGAGAACATACCTACAATGCCATAGGACCCGGCGTGAATATGTCTCTGCAAGCTCATTACACTGTTCCTCGAAATAGAACATGCAAAATTCTGTCTTGGGGACCCTGTGTCTCTGGGGCACAATCACAGTCTATCGCCCTCATGCTTTTGAGGGCAACCTGTGCCTGGAAGGACCGTACCATCCTGCCTGGAACCTTTATCTTTCAGGATATTATCATCGCCTCAGATGGTCCCTCCTCCCGTGTGTTTATAGAGCCGAGGATTATTCCGGCAACAGCGGATATCAAGGTTAGTGCTATACTGCTCAATGGCAGCCATCCATGCCGCCTATCGGCATCAATAGAAATGCGGATTGAGTGAGGTATCTATGGCAGAAAAGATAACGACGCGTCAGGCACTCCGCAGAAATATTGGCGCGGTCACTCGCCAAGAATCCTATCTGCGCTTTGCCAACCTGAACGGTGTCCTGCCCATCACCGATCCTGTTGGCTCAACGAATACAACCACCATCATCCGTTCCTCGGATCATCTACTACAGGATACGGATCACTGGAAGGGCAAGTGGGCATACGTCGTCACAGACAGCGAGGAGAGGCCCATCGTCGGATCAAGCTCCGACGGCGAACTTCTGCTAGACTATCCCCTATCTGCTGCCCCAACATCGGATGATGAACTCGAAATATGGGGTACTTGGCCGCCAAGCTTAATCCATCTTGCGATCAACCGCGCGATCCGAGAGGGCAACGACTTCTGGCCCAATATCGTTACGGCAGAGACGATGATCGTTCAGGAAGATAAGCTGGTCTATGGCCTTGCTGCATCAGACTTCAACCAACAATCTGAGGACGACTATCCAAATCCAAAAGGCATTCTGAGCGTTTGGCTTGAGCGCAGCGATAATGTCAAACGTGGCCAAGTTACTGCGGAAGTGATCAGCACTGCTATCTATGCCTTGGATGATACCGACACAGAGCCAGATACCACAGCCTCTAGCGATTGGCTTGTCTCAATCTATGCAGGAACAGGCAGGGGCCAGTTGCGGCAAGTAACGTCTTGGTCATCTGATGGCCGCATCGCGTGGGATACGGCCATGGCTCCTGGACCAGATACGACATCATTCTATGCAATCTGGAAGGTTGGTGCAGGCGAGGAGACAACCGACTGGTATCCCATGACTGGGCTGCGCTTTGACTCGCCAGACAATCCGGATCTCATGTATCTGACACAAACCTATCCTGCGGCAGAGGGCCTGCGCTTCAGAATCAAATATGAGGCACAATCCAGTGATCTGGCCGCGGACAGCGATGAGACGAGAGTGCCAGAAGACTACATTCTCTTCAAGTCGCTCGCCTATCTCTACACCAGTCTGCTGGCCGACTCGCGCCTGGACCGCTCTGAGAACGCAGGACTGGTCGAGACTTACGAGAACCTGGCAAGGACCTACATTGCAGATCACCGGGCCAACCTGCCCTCTCGGCAAGTGTGGACCGAGGAAGATCACACCGCATACGGGGCGGGATCTGGCATTGACAATCCGATGGGATGGTAGAGCATGACAGTTGTTGACCCGGAACTCGGCGACATTTCCATCAATGGCGAGCCATACCGCATCCTGCTCGAATCATGGCGAGTGAAGGATATCGTAGATTTCGCCCCGCGGGCCGCCACACCGGGCGGAAGTGTGATTCACTCAGAGTTGGGCATCTTGCAGCCCTATCTGATGACGGATTGGCGGCATGGCTTTGGCTTCCAATGGCATACCGATCCAATGGGCTATCTCGCCACGACAGGAGAGATGGATACCCGACATCCCGGCATCGTCATGCGGATGACGACCGCCACATCGAGCGATACTGCCAACCAGCCCAAGGAGGGCCTGACAGTCTTCAACGGAGCGGCCTATGCTTGGGGCACCGGGGGCAGCACGGTTAGTGGGCTACGCAAGTTCAATGGTTCGTCTTGGGCAGATATTGCCCAAGCTGCCGGGGGCGACTATGGCACTGTGAACTTTGCCCTTGCAACTCGCGACTATCTCTTCATCTTTCCTGACGGAGCGCGAGTAGAGAAGCTCAGCACGTCTGATGCAGCCAGTGTTACTGGAGTGAACGCCAGCTCAACCGACTATAGGTGGTCCATCATCCACGGCGGCTTCATCTATGCAGGCAAAGATAATTCCTCGATCATCTTCAGAGACGATCAGTCTGATCTTAGCACACTGCCTGGTGATGTGGTTGATGACACGGACGAGATCATAATCGGCGGCCTGCTCCCCACTATCGGAGCACTTTCGCTATGGGGTAGGCTCTTTGTATCTAGGCAGGATGGATTGTGGGAGATTGGACAAGACCTTGTTGCCCGCAAGGTGCTAGATTACTCCGGCGAGGTATCCTCTGCAAACTTCCGCTCGATGGCCGTCTTCAATAACAAGATCATCTTTCCGATCAGAGATGCGCTCTATATGTGGAATGGTGCCTCGCTGTCTGAGATCACGCCCCCACCACTCACCGATACCTTTCCGTATACAACCTACGGACGCTTCGATAACTTCGTATCTGTCGGCAGATATTTCTATTGTACAGCTAGAACGAACGAGGCCACCTATAATGAACACATCCTGGCCTTTGATGGCACAGGATGGCACAAGCTGAATGATGGCTTCACCAGCTCCGACACGATCTCCATGATGGCCTACGACGTACAGAACAACTATCTCTGGTTCCATGAGGATGATGCTTCGGCAGATCAGACCTGGTATATTCCGCTCCAGAATTTCTCCGACTATCCAAAGGCAGCTTTCAAGACATCTGGCACCCACAACCTGCTATCGCCTCGCATCGACATGGGCTTTCGCCGCATACAGAAATCTACTCCGTCCATGTTTATCGAGGCCAGCAATGTCACATCAGCGCGCTATCTCGTCGTCTATTACTCATTGAATGGCGGCTCCTTCACAGAATGGGGCGGCTCTGGTAATGGGCGCATCACCAGCAATGGCGTGACCGAACTTGTCAATCCTCTGGGCACAGCCAACTCAACCATCGAATACTACTATCTCAAGCTGCGCATCGACTTCGTGACAGACAGCGGCACACAATCGCCCATCCTAGAAGGCATCACACTGCGCTTCATCCTGCGACCCAACGTACTCTACGGCCACTTCTTCACCATACCGGCCAGCGACCGTATGCGCGTCGGCAACTCATTTGCGGACAGGACCGCGCGGGACATCTATTCTGCTCTTGAGACAGCCAGGGCATCTGTGTCGCCCATCACCTTCGTTGATCCTATGGGTGAATCACATCAGGGATACCTCTCTTCAATTGAGCGGCGGGCGATCACTCGCCATGGCCTTGAGACAAGAGAGGACTTCCCTGATATCGAGAATGCCATCACAGTCAACTTTGTGGAGATATCGTGATGGCCAAACGATTTGTAAAGCGCACCAAAAATGTCGAAGTAAGGATAGGCAAGAAGCTCAAGAGGACCTCCGAGAAGATCTTTGCGCGCCCGCTGCAATTGAAGGGCCGTGATCTGGTGCGCTGGCAACTGATACAACCCAATCCGTGGTGGATGACAATCCATAAGAGAGGGCCGCGACGCCTCAAAATTGGGGAAGATCCACTCGAAGCTAGGGCCTACTCGAAAGAGAGAGTGCCCGGCACCTTGCCAGAGCGCATCATGTATCGCTATCTGATTGAGCGCCTATTCTTCAGCACGGCGGACGTGGATTTTCAGTCAAGTCTCAGCGGGGGCCGCCTGGAATTGGGGGGCATCGTAGCAGACTTCATCATACAAAGTCTGCAAATGATCGTCCGCGTGCAGGGGCCGACGCACGGACAATTTCTTGTTGTGCGCAAGGACGAGGAACAGCGCATGGCCCTGGAAGAGATGGGCTTTCGTATCGTCGATATTGATGACACTACTATCTACAATGAATATGCCCTTGAGGAATGGGCGCGACGCACATTCAATCTGGCATCCAGCGTTGGTGGAAGCGGGGGCGCTCTTGGCACACACGAGGCGGATCGAGAGCACATTGTTGATCCTGCCGACCTGAATGAACTCCATGCACTCTTCGTACACATTGATTCGAGGGTTGACGACCTGCTACGCATGCTTGGGTCGTGGAGAGTAGCATGACTATAATCTTGCCAGATCGCGGATCACAATCCACAGTAGATATGGTTCTTGGTCTTGCTCAACAGATCGATGTCAAGGTCGATCTGCTGCCCTCGCTTCTGATCAATACACCCAATCAAACACAGGTCAGTACCCTTGACCAGCTTGTGGCAGACTTCGGCCTCATTCGTGCGGGCGAGTTTCGTGCTGGGACAAATGTCGAGCCAGGCGACGGCTTTACTGGAACACGCATCGGTTGGCCCGCCTTCAGCTATAGCAGTGCTACCTGGAATGTCGTAGGCGTCAATAACGATGTCCTCCAGTTCGGTATTCGTAGCACGGATGGCAAAGCTGTATTTGGGGGAGGCAATATCGTCCTAGACAGCAGCGGACTGCTTATCACCTCTAGTGGGGCAGATCGAATCAATCTCCAGTCGGACGGTGACGCCTTCTTCGGCTCTAACATTGGAGCGCCAGCAACCACCGCCTTCGTCATCTTCTCCAATGCCCAGACCTACAACTGGGAGAGCATGGGGGCTGGCGACGTGCTGCTGGGAGACAACTCGGACCTCAAGGCCAACCTACTCTGGGATGTATCGGACGGGCAGATTGAATTTCGCGGCGGCACAACCACGCAAGGCTATGTCGATACCACGGGCGCAGCGGTGTTTGGGGCGGGAGCAGTCAAGCTCAACAATACTGGATTATCGTTCTATCAGCAAGTGCGAGATGTCGGAGATGCCGAAGCATCTATTCACTTTTACGACAAGGACTATGTTACCAGTGAGCTAGGTATCATCTTCACACACCTAAATACAGCCGTCAGTACGGCCTGGACATCTCTCTTGTCTAATTCCGATGATGGATATGTTGCAGGATTCAAGAACGGCCTACTGGAACTGGGGGCACTGTCCAATGGCACCACCAGTGATTGGCAGACATACCTTGTCCTATGGGCGCAGGGGGATACGACTACCTATGATGAGGCCCTATCTCTAATTACAGGGAAGGCTGGCTCGTGGTCATTGGCCTTTTCTGTCTGGCATGATTATACCAACCGCAAATCATGGCTCTCCATTGACAACGCTTACTCGCTTGGCATTACAACTTCCTCCCTCTTTCAACTAGCGTCCAACTCAGACATCAATGCCTCCGGCGCGGCGATCATGACTGTTCAGGGATTGTCTGCGCCACTCAGCCTCGTGTTCAACGAGGACGGGCGAGATTTAGACACCCGCCTCGAGGGCGACAACGATGTCAACCTGCTCTTTATAGAAGCATCAACCGACCGAGTGGGTGTTGGGACGGCGACGCCGAGCACGAAGCTCCATGTCGCGGGCGAGCTGACATTGGACACCGACTTGGCGATTGTCAACGGCGGCACTGGGGCAAGCACCGCGGCCACCGCGCGGACAAACCTGGGTCTCGTGGCAGGGGGAGCGGGCGACATCTGGGTTGAGAAGGCCGGGGACACGATGACCAACGACCTGATCATCGAGGAGGTGAATACCAACCCCCGCCTTATAGCCAAGGCCACAGGCACCGGCAATGCCGAGTTTGTCATGTTCGACACCACTGATGGGGGATGGATTTTTTTCTCGCAGGACGGAGCGTTCAACATTTCGGAGGCCAACACGATTGGAAGCTGGATCGCCACCGCATTGAGTATTGCCAAGACGACGCGGACGGTGACGCTCTATGGAAGCGAACTCCTCCCATCGGGCGCAGGAACAAAGAACTTGGGCAACGCGTCCGACTACTGGGGCGATGTGTCTTACAAGACCCTTACCGACCGGGGGTGTCTCGGATGGTACGACGATGGGGTGGAGATGCCCGACGGAACATTGGTGAGCGACGTTGCGGCGCTCCATCATATTCAAAAGCACCCAACGCTTCGCACTGGGTCTGGCGCTCCTAGATTAGACTACTCGACTATGCCCCGGCATGTCTTTCGCCCAGCGCCCATTGCTACGGAGGCTGTATACGAGACCGGGCCTGACCGTGAATCAAGATTGCGTTTTCGCCCCGGAGATAAGATGGGTGACGACGGAGCCGAGCTTACAGCCCTGGTGTCCATTATGATTGGAGCCATCAAGGAACTAGATGCGCGGATTGAAAAGCTAGAGCATTAGGAGACCAAGATGCCAAGACCGCAAGCCAAGGACTTCACTCCCAAGAAGTACCGCTTCATCTCGTTCGACATCACGGTTGATGCCGACGACAACCCTATCGCTATGCTGTTGGTGTCAGTTCACACGAGTGACCTGAGGGAGATGGGGCGGGAGCAAATCGCAATCGACGCGGAATCTGATAAACAGGACATCAACCGCCTGCGCCAGATCGTCAAGAAGGTCCTTGGGAACTACGAGAAAGATACAGGCTACGAGCGCATACCCAACGCCTGATTTGTATACCACTGGTGACAAAGCGTATACGGTGCTATAATAGTCACTTAGGAGAACAACTATGTCCAAGAAAGCAAGTCCCGAACGACGCAGACTGGACGACGCCGAAGTCTTCAGCATCAAGGCGATGGTCATGGAGGGCAACCGGCTTCAGGCCGCTCTTCAGGAGGCACAGCAGTACACCAACCAGATCGTGCAGGACCTCGGACTGAAGCACCTGGGCGCTCAGGATGACGCAGGCAACTTCGTCGTGATGCAGGATCAGCAGAGTGGCCCACTGTACATCGAGTGGCAATCTGCCCCAGAAAAGCCAAAGGAATAAGTATGGCATACATCGAAGGCTTCGATATAAGTGGGTGGCAGATCGACCAGATAAACAAGCGATGCTTGCGCTGGCAAGATGTGCGCTATGATGTAAGAGATCTACGCTTCGTCTTCATCAAGGCCAGCGAGGGCATCGGCTATGCCAGTCCATACTACGAGCAAGGTGCTGTGGATGCATCGAGTATCGGCCTGGCACAGGCTCCATATCATTTCTATCGTGATGCTGTTGATCCAGTTGCCCAAGCCCGACACTTCTATAATGTGGCGGGGGGCAGCGGGAGTAATCTGCCCCCAAGCCTTGATCTTGAAGACACAGGGGCTCTGCGCAAAGGCAATGACCTAGAGTCCCGCGTCCGTGCTTGCCTGGAAGAGATTGAAGTGTTATGGGAACGAAAACCAATTATCTACACCGCAGATTGGTATATCAGGCCCAGGATGCCAAACCACAAACTTGGAACCTATCCACTCTGGGTAGCCAACTATCAGAAGAAGCCCATCAAGCCCTATCTACCCATTGGTTGGACGGAATGGCTCTTCTGGCAGTGGACCAGCACGGGCCGCCTTATGGGGGCGACCGGCAACATTGACCTGAACTACTTCAACGGGGACGCGAATGCCCTCTATCAGATGACAGGAGGAAGACCATTATCGATTGAAGAAAAGGTGAGGATCTTATGGCAGAACCATCCGGCGACAGGGTAACACAGAAGCAGCTCTTTGACGAGATACGCAGTGTAGAAGGCCGCATTGCCGCAACACTGTCCAACATCCAAAAGAGCATGAAAGACTATCACGAACTAGCTGCCAAATTAGCCGCACAGGCCACCTACCTAGCTGAAAAAGTGGAAGATGCAGATCAGGAGATCCACTCCCTGCGTATCTGGGACAGAAGTCTGGCCGCCCTTACCGTCATCTCCGCACTGATCGCGGGGATACTTGGCATAAAGCTCAATTAGTGGTAGAATAGACCAAACTCTCAGGAGGCACAGATGGAAGCAAAGAAGTTCTATGTTAGCAAAACAGTTATCTTCAACGTCATCGCCCTCGTCATCGCAGTTCTGGCCAACTTTGGCTACACCGGCGAACTTCCGGCGGGATGGGGTATCTTCGTCCCGGTGATCGTTGCTCTGGTGAACATCATCCTGCGCTTCTTCACCAAGCAGCCCGTCAAACTATAGACGGGGCAAATATTTCTGGGCTTCCTCTATGTGAGCAACGCCCAGACGGAAAGAGCCTAGCAGTGCTAGGCTCTTTGCTTTTGGGGAGATAACCACAGCCATCCCCATCTCAATAGCCACAACAAGGCGATCTCTCTTTCCAAGAACCAGACCCATATCCCTAGATAAATCATACTAAGTAGATTTTGCATTCTGTTCCTCCTCCATTTCAGATAGTTCTTCCACAAGACTGGAATCTTCGTATGATCGCTTTATGTAGTCTGTTCCACCATCCACAGCCAAGTTCCCGCAGTAGCAAGACACAAAGTCATACCCGTGCAGTGATTCTATTGTCTTCCCGCATCCAAGACACCTGGCCCTATTTCTTAGAATCTTTGTCATGCGTCACCTCCTCCAAATCCTTCATGGCCAGATAAACAGCGATGCCCAGAGCATCCGCTGCATTCTCGTTCATATCCGGCAGGAGCCTCCAGACTGGTATGTTTCCCGATCCAGTAGCATCCTTGCGCGCGGCCTGAACAGGCACCATCTGAATTTCAGCTAATCCTGCTCTTAGACTCTGAACGCCCAAATAGAAGCCCTCCCTAATGTAGGCCAGATTTGCCTGACCATAATGATTTGAGTGGGCTGCTCCCTCCACCCCGACTGCCAAGCTCCACGGCGCATCATAGCAATATAGCCTGATTAGCGTGTAAGCCTCCCAGCCATCTTCTGCGTAGGACGCATCCCGCCTTCTGTGCAGATTGCCGTATAGGATGCGCACCAAGCCGGAGGGCCAGATAACAGCCGCGCCAAAATTCCGCCCAGGATCGATACCCATAACGTGCCGCGGTATGCCATTGAGTTCTGGAAGAAGGAATTCATAGAGGCGGATCTTCCACGGGGACTGCACTTCCTGGGGAACAGGAACGGTTACGCGAGACCACTCAATCACGATCAACCCCGGAAAGATAGTTTAGGACTGCGGCCAGAACTGCCAAGCGGCTGCGCAGAATGCCAATCTCCTCTGCCAGACTCCTAGCCTCGGAAGACGCCTGAACTAGCTCTGCCTTGGCATCAAGCAAAGCCTCCTGTGCCTGATAGTATTTTCCGATAGCAGCCGAAAAATCAACATCATCCTGGAGCATGTGATCCAAGATCATCTGGCGCACATCGTCTGGCTGTTCTGATGCCTGCTGATATTCAGCCTCTCCCATCATTGCCAATGATCGGCTGCGATGTGCCCGACTCAGTGCATCCTTCTCATGCTCAAAATTCAATTCAGCCCGGTCTACTGCAACTTTGCAGCGCGCCTCCTCGCGATAGAAAGAACTGAACAACTTGATGAGCCTCTCCTGGCTTTTGATTGATCCATCAATCTGTGCTAGAACGTCATTCACCTGCATCGTACCATCCCATCCTTTCGTGAAATGCCTCAAAGCGTTCCTTCTTGCCATCCTTGGCATCATCCAAAAGTGTAGCCAACTTGGCTACATTCTGCCAAGAACCATCATCTTTCGGATCTGCATCCTTGCTGGTAAGAACCTGCACGGATGTCTTACGCCGAGCAAAGCCAAATTCCATGCAGTCAAATGCGGTCGTCATATCTACTGAGATGCCCATGCCGGGAAGGACAATCATGCGCCCTAGACGATGCTTGTTCTTGCCTCCGAAGCGCATCTTATCTACCCTTATTTCTGCCTCGAATGAACCATCATCAAATGTCTCCGAACGTGTCACATTCAGGCGCACAGCACACCCGAATTTGATTGTATCCCCTCCGGGCGTCACAACACTATATGGACCATCCATGCCCTTCAACTTGTGATTGATGATGAAGACCGACTTGGGCGCATCTTCCATCAGATTGAGCCAGGCCAACCACCGCCTGCTCCAGCGGGCAAGAACCTGCGCCCTGCGGCCCCACACTACCTCTTCAATCTCGGCCTCGCGCTCCAGCACGGGCTGGATCATCGCTGCACTGTCGAGAATCAAGACATGCACATCATCTTCCAACAGCATGTCCGCTCCGATCTTCAGAACTCTTTCGTGTGTGCGGGCCTTGCCATCCGGCTCTCTGAACTCGACATAGTGCAGCCTACCATCAAATCCCGCAGAATTCAGCGTGATGACCAGATACTCAGAGCTGCCCGCCCCCTCAAGGTCGATGAGCGCAATCGTGCCCGACCCCCTTACTCGGCCAGATAGATAATAGGCCAAGGTGGACTTGCCACTTTCTGGCGGACCATAGATCTCCACACCACACCGAATAGGCAGGCCAAGACTTTTGCCGTCTCCCAGAGCCATATCGAGCTTCGCCAATCCCGTCGGCACACGCACCACAGAAGGTGCACCTCCTGTTATCTCTACAGTCATTAGTCCCACCCGGTTCTTTCTGGCGGAATATCCCAGGGGTAGTCGTCCTCAACCAGATCCCAATCTCTTATGGGGGCATCATCCAGACTGTCCTCGTCGGAAGCATCATTCCAGATCTGGAATTCTTCCTCCAAATCTAAGGCCGCGTTCTCGTCTCTTTGACGTGCAAGGCGGAGCGCATCAGTTCTGCTCATCGATGCAATTTCTTCGTCACTTAGGTAAGTTGCAATGAACTCATCAATGAACTCTTGATCTAACATGACTATACCTCCTAACGCCGGAATAGACCGGCAGAATTGACGATCCGTTCTATGGCAGCGGCAATAATCTCGTCATTGTCCTCCTCGTCCACATTGAGAAATCCGAATGGAATATAGCCACTCTCTCCCTTTCGTGCTCGCAGGGTGCCGTCGCGATCCAACATGAGCTTTAGGGCCGAGCCGCTGGATGTTTGCTTGCCCCTAATGCGATCACGGATCTCCATGAGAGCTTCCTTGTTGGGTGCCCGCTCTGCCTCCTGCCAATCCTCCTCAGTCAGCTCTCCTTCCTTCGATGCCGCCGCCAAACGATAGACAGCATCTAACTCATGGCCCAATAGCTTCTTGATACGATCAGGGCCGTGCTCTGGCTTTACGAAGACCCACGTCCACACCTTGAGATACCTGCGGATCGTATTGGGCGAGTAGTTCATGCGTATGGCGGCATAGGTGGTGAAATCATCATCACTGATAAACGCTGTGCCCCACCGCTCATTCATCTCATAGAGCAGCTTCGCCAGGGCATAGCCTTGCACTTGCCGTGTGCGCCGAATCTTGGCCGCATAACTGAATGCAATCTCTGCGTCCCGGTGCTTTTCGGCATCGGCAACGATCAGATCAACATCTCTCAATTCTCGCATGACATCATGAGCAATTGCGATTGCTGCATCATGCGGATCAGAAACCAGATTATCGCCCATTCAGATTCTCCACATCAATGAAGTTTAGATCATGGGGCAATTCAAGACCCCAGGTGAACCAGGCCGTTGCGAACCAAGATCCGCTACCTGTGCCAGACGGTGTACCAAAATTGACACGCTTGTTGGGGATCAGCAATTGTATGCCATGCTCAGCATATAATCTGCCCCTAACTTTCCCTTCCAGTGCAGTTAGTGGCATAAGCAGAGCAAATGGCTTCTTCCATCCATAGCATCGTTCGAGAAATTCATCTTTGAGACTATAGGGGGGATTGGTGACAATTGCATCGAACCGGGCCCCGGCTTGGGAGAGCAAGAAATTCATGGATGGATCACCAATCACAGCGAAGCCATTATCTTGCAGCGCCTTGGCCATCACGCCCTTTCCATAGGCGCACTCCCATACTGTGTTGCATCCAATATGACGGAGGTACGGGCCCAATAAATCCACGATCCATGATGGTGTCTTGAATTCATCAGAGTGCCCAGCTTCCATAAGAACTGGCTTCTTGGTCCGTTTACCATCCATAGAGCGATTCTCTCCCGGATTCGTTGGACGCCAACGCCCGGTTGAAATTTCGGAGAGCCAATCTCAATTCCCCCACAACCCCACCATCGTTCCCCGCAATGACTGATGCAGGATTGATTGAGACGCCAACCACCTTCACATTCTTTGGTATGAGAGAGGAGGGTAGATTCGTCAGGCCCGTGATCTCGGACACAGGATGGTCGAAGAGTAGTGGGGCAAGCTCGCTGCCCATCAACAGAACAGCCCTGGCCTGCTTCATCTCTTCGATCAATTGCTTCAAGTGCCAATTCATCTCCCCCTCTTCCTCAGTCTTATCATGTAACCAGAGATTTGTCAGGCGGCATTGGTCCATCGACATACCGATGCGGGCCATCTCGGAGCGCAATACCTTGCTCGCTGGGCCGACCCAAGGCATGCCCTGTATCTTTTCGAGATAGCCAGGAAACTCTCCTGCCAAGAGAATGCCGCCCGTTGGTCCGCGAGCGTCGATGATAATTCGTGTATTACAGATTGGACATTTACGCCTTTGCATTAGATGTCCCCCCTCCTGGCCGCGTCACGTACCCACAACATTGCCGATGCCAAATCTGTGACTGCACGCTCAACATGCTTCTGGCTATCGGGCTCTTCTGCTGTATCTTGTATTTCAGCCGCCAAGATGTGCAGCATCTCATGGACAATGATCTCTTCAATCTTTTTGTCACTTTGTATTGTCAGTCTTGGAACAATGAAATGGACATCGGCCATGTGATATGGCCAGACTGTAACCGTCCAGGCAACGCATCCCGTTCCGACATGCTCATCTGGTATTTCCATGTGATAGTGGAACCTGACATCCCAATAACCCAAGCCCATCGTGGCCCGCCATTTCCTGCATAGCTTATTCATACTAGCAATGAATGCTTTAGGCGTCATATATTTCCTCCGCATCAGCGATTCTCGGTCCCACAATATCTTGCAGATACACAGTACTGATATCTAGGCCGATGAATTCCATGCCGTGATGTTTGCAGATCACACCCACTGTCCCACTGCCACAGAATGGGTCTAGGACGGCGCCTCCTCTGGGACATCCAGCCAAGACCATCTTCTCGGCCAAGGCTTCTGGAAAGACAGCGAAATGTGCCCCCTTGAATCCTCGCGTTCCAATGCTCCAGACATTGCGCGCATTCACACCATTCTGGATATATGATCTATTATCCTCATTTCCACTGCTAATGCGGGTTCCGAATCCGGCATGCTTATTGCGCCCACCATATATAGCCTCCGTCGGGCTATTTATCCTCTTCACACTAGATTCTTTCGCCGGAGTCTTGATAGCATCCGCGTTGTAGAAATATTGGGGAGATTTCGTAAGCAGAAAGATGTGCTCGTGCGCACGCGTTGGGCGATCTCGCACAGATTCCGGCATTGGGTTTGGCTTCTCCCAGATAATGGAAGAACGAAGATACCACCCGTCCGCCTGGAGAGCCAACGCACAACGCCAAGGAATGCCCACGAGATCCTTTACCTTGAGTGTCTTGACCCCCTGTGTGCCACGGAATTTTGGCTGTCCTGCACGCAGGCCGCCATGATTGTAATCTCCGCCAGCGCCCCCCGATCCGCCATAAGTATCTCCCAGATTGAGCCACATTGTACCTCGTAATTTCAGGACGCGCCATCCCTCGCGTGCCCACTGCCGTGTATGGCAGACGAAGCACTCGCCACAGTCCTGTCCGGTTGCCCATCCCAAACAATCATGTAAGTCCTCTTGACCCAGCTGGTGATTGCCCTCTCTTGTGGCCCCACAATGAGAACATACATGTTCAGCCTGTGATGATGATCCAAAGTTACTGGCCTGTTTCTCACCTATAGTATAGGCAAAGCGACCGACCAGATGGGCACATTCTGGATCGCCACCAAACCACTTACCCACCTGATAATCTCGAAGCCTCCAGTAAGGAGGGGAGGTCACAATACAATCGACCGACTCATCAGCAAGCGGCATTGAGATTGAAGATGCACATGCCAGGATTGTCATGCCTTCGCTCCCCAATTTGGTCCGTATGCTACGGCGACATCGAACTCCATATCAGGTGCCACCATCTTGCCCGATTCGATGCCCGTCTCTTTCAGAAGCTTTGCATATTGCCTTACCATGCCCTTTGGCACATCTGCCACAAGCTCGTCATGCACAAGCATTGTGACAGCAAACGGCAGGTCGCGGGCTTTCGCCTCATCAAAAATAAGCCGCAGCCATATTTTCGTTTGCTCCGCCGCCGATGATTGGATAGGACTATTGATGGCATTTCGTTCCCATTGCTCAAGATATGGGTTGATCCACATGCGCCGCCCAAGAGCAGATGTTACATAGCCGAGTGCCGCTCCTCTGGATTTCTGATTAGATGACCAGATTGCCGCAAGTGGATATCGAGCATTGCGCTTGCGGATACCGGCCTCCGCCGCCTCGATGCTGATACCAACACGCGAAGCAAGACCCGCAGCACTCATGCCATAGCCCAATCCTAGATTGATGTCCTTGCCTTTGCGCCTTGTTAGGCCAAAGTCGTCTGCCACCTCTTGATGCAAATCTCTCCCATCGAGAAGTGCCTTCCTCAGCACGGTGTCCCCGGAGAACCAAGCCAGAAAGCGCAGCTCTTGTTGGTTTTGGTCCGCAATGATGATACTTCCACCAGGATGGCGCGAGACAAACAGTTCGCGGAACTTTGGCATCTTGCGGACGGGTATCTGTTGCACGTTGGGCGAGGAACAGGACGTTCTGGAGGTCTCCGTGCCAGATACCTTGAAGTCTGGATAGACAAGATTTTCCTCTTCCACATACTCATCCAACCACTTCATGCCATACTTGCTCGACGCATCACGATATGACCTGGCCTCCAAGATCTTCTCAATGAACTCTGCGGCGCTGTCGTAGCCCTCAGATCGCATGCCCAAAGCAAGCTGCTCAAGAGATAACTTTGTGCTATCTTGCAGATGTACCCTCGTCATCTTCTCCACATGCTCAATTGTCTGTTTGGGAGATTTCACATTGAAGCCCAGATCAAGCTGTATGCTCACGCCGGTTGCATCATTCTCCTCAGCCAGCTTTCTCCAGCCGTCGGCATCAATAGCGACTGGCTGAAGATCCAAAAATGCCCAGATAGCTGGCTCGTCTACTTCCCAATACGAACGAAGCTGATCCTCACTCTCATCCAACTGATGCCTCTGTGCTTGAGCTATGAGCAGAGTCGAGATGGCGTCTCGGATTGCATATTCTGCCATCTCTGTAGTCATGTGCTCTGCCTGCCCAAATTCACTTTGCTGCTCTTTGGAAAGATAAACATGTAGCCAACGCCGTGTCAGGCCTGCCAGGCTAAAATCATTATAGTAGCCACCAAACATGGCCCGCTCAACCAGCATAGTATCCCATACTTTGCTAACTGGGGGGGTGTTGCACAAACCGCGCAACTGGCGCAGATCATACAACGCGTTGTGAAAGATCCACATGCCACTCTTCAGCCGCTCAAGAGCCTTTGGCAAGTCGGCCTTGTCTGTAATCTGGTAATGCTCCTCCGCGCTGTATGCAATGCTTAGGCAGGCAAATGTGCCGTGTGGTCGATGCAGGCGCTTCACGTCTTGGCCAAACATCTCCAGATCGAGCGCCACCATCTCCCCCTTCTTGGCTGGACGGGGAAGCGTCATTTACCACCTCCCCTGAACTGTCGTTACAGCTGGAACCCTCCACGTACATTCGACCGCCCAACACTTGTCGGGACACAGCTTCTTCAATACCTCGTATTTCCGTTTCCCTGTTTTCTTATCAAACAAGAATTGTTCTGTTCTCACGTGCAATAGTGCGCCACACAATGGGCAATACTTATCTCGCTTACTGATCCTGCTCTTCATTTCTCACCTCCCACTCATATCGATCCAGCTTCCGGTTTCGCCCCACGCCCCCCTACTATCATCCCACTGTACCTTGATTGAACCAACCCGCGCTACCCTCTTCGTCCCCCCCATAAACCTCCTCTTGCCAACAATGATATCTGCCATGCCAGGAATGTACTCGATCTTACCATGGTTCCCGTTTTGCCTGTTGGCCGTGGCCTTTGACCATGTAAGATCAGGATTGTGCAGCAGGAGGATCAGTGTGGCCGCCTGCTCCGCCCTTCCTGAGTAACGGATATCGTCAATTGCCGGTACCTGCCCATCTGTGCGACGGTATTGTGCAAGGAGAATTATGGGCACATTTATCCTTTTAGCAAGGACAGCCATCATGCTGTATGCCCGCCCCATGTTGCCCTCATCCTGCTCCTTGTTCCAGACCATGAGATCGGCATAATCTATGCCAATGAAATGTAGATCGGGATACTTGGCCGCAATCCGGGATGCCGCCGCAAATACCTCGTCGGTATCATAGCTGCTAGAGCTCATCAAAATGCGCTTCTTGTCCACCTGTGACAGCTCCGGATCAATTTCCAACATACGATAGGCGAATTGCCCCAGGGTCATTTCGAGCGAGATGATAGCACATCTCTTCTTCTTGCGAGCAGCACACTTGGCAAGCGCCATAAGGAACGTGGATTTTCCCGACCCAGGAAGAGCCGCTACAATTGTCAGGCCGGACTTCGGGTAGCCCCCAACATATTCATCTAGTGGCCCATAGTACGACGGGGTGAAGATCACTTGCTCCGGTTCAACATCCGACAGGGGCACGAAGTCAGACAGATTGCTGCCCAAGAGATTCATCGCCTCATGGACCGGAGTAATGTCCGCGTCTTCACCAGAGCGTAGCTTCTGCACAATCGGGTGCATGCGCTCGCCTGCATTGACCCTTACCGCCGCCCGCCGCGCCGCCTCAGCATACGTCTGTGGATCGCCCTTTACATTGTCGGCAGCAGTCTTGGCATGATGAATAGATTGTATGGATAGATGCTCAAGAAGATCAACCTCCTCTGCTCCCTCAGCAACCAAACGCACCAGCTTGTCATAAGGCTCACACAAATCACTCGGATCAATCTCCAGAGCGCCGAGTCTTCCGCGAAGAATGCAGCCTGCCGTGATCTCGCTCGCGCTGCGCCAATTCATTGTGCATCTTCTCCATCTTCTCTGTGACAGGATCGGTGGCGTGCTCAGCACACAGATATATGCCGTCACTCAAAAACAATCTCCCCTCCCTATAGAGTGAGCGCATCCAATCATCTGCGTAGAAATAGGACAGGCCATCGCTCGATCCACAAGCCCAGCACCGTCTAGCCATCACTGCTTTCCTCCAACAATCGAAGCAGTTCTTGCTCATGACCAGATACTACCATGTCATTCGGATCTTTGCAACCATCAGGATGGCGAATAGCCATGACTGCCCCCCTCCAATCCAGCTTGTTCGCTGCCTTATGTGCGGCATTCTCCTCTCCATCATCGGGCACGAACACGATCTTGCGACGCATCTCATCGAACCATTCAGCCTTGGTACTGTTCTGGCCCCCCGTTGGAGAAGCAGCAGGAAAGCCCATCAATGCAATAGTGATGGCATCGAACATGCCAAATGCCACGAACATCGGACCATCTGATTGCATAAGCAGCTTCCAGTCTGGCACATAGAGCATCGATTCCTGGCCCGCTGGTGTCCTGTACCGAATCACAGATATCTTGCTCTGTTCATCATCGGCGCGGAAGACGATGCCCTGTACTTCCATCTCGCGGCTGAAGACAGGAATGACGAACCATCCCTCCTTCCATCCCAACATGAAGCGATCAATTGCTTCCTCCAACTTCCTTCTCTCAAGTTGCCACATCAGACCCTCCGAGTTCTTGAGAGCCTGATGTGCCGTGTATGCAAAATCATCAAGATTGCCCAGACGTGCTACAGCATTTGATGGAGCGGAGAGCCGCGCCGGTCGTCCAGAGATCTTGTCCCATAGCTTTGACCACTTACCACGAGCACCGCACCCAAAGCACCGGAACCAACCATCCGCGTATACGATCAAAGAGGGATTGTGATCATCGTGGAAGACACACTGGCCGGTGACATAATTTGAATGAAGCCGACCAGATGCCAGGCGCGATGCAAAGTCCTCCAACCTTCTCCGCTCCATCTCAGCCTCCGACGCCTAGGACAGTGTGATACCCGTAGGCATCCTGTTGATCGCGTTGATCCATCCCTTTTCTACGACGACCGCAAAGGGATGGGATTCCGCCCTCGCCAGCAGCAATGGCTCTAGGTGGGCCAGCACATTGCTGGAGTAGGGAATGTCCTCCGCCCTTCGATCAAATCCCGCCGCATCGAGGAAGCCTTCCAGCTTTTGTAGGACACGGGCAGAACGGCTGGCGATCTTGCATACGCTGCCCGGCCCCGGCTCAAAAGCATATTGCAGCGGGTAGATCAGGATGTACTCCTTGAAATCGCCCGCTACAATCTTGATCAGGACGGTGAACTTCTGGTATTCCGCCTGCCAGTATTGGCCTCCGCCTTTGTTCGTGCGCATCTGTCCTGGCTGTGTACCAATCTTCGGCTCCTCCGTCCCATCCTGTAGCTTGCGCTTCGTGAAGCCAGCAAAGCAGGCATAGTGAGATCCTTCCCACGGACGCACGGATTGAAGCGTTGTCTCATCCTCAGAAATTCCGTAGCAGATGCCCCTCTTGTTGGTCCTGATTACACTATCCCAGATCTTATCAGGAGGGAAGGTCCATGTCTCTCCATCCGAGGAAATGATCTTCGCGCTACCATCCTTCAGAAACTTGATTTCTCCCAAACCAGTCGGTCCATATCGTTTGCGTAGTTCAGTATTGAGTGGCATTGTCTCATCTCCATTTTACTCAGTTGACTTAGTAAATTTACTCAGTGATCATCTGGCTAGATTCTGCATTCGTTTGTTTAGGTTGTCCTTATGCTCCACCTCCACAACTCTCGTCGCAATGTTGATCTGGGATGCGATACGGAACAGCGTCTCCAGGTCTGTCATATGGGTTTCGGCATCTTCATTGTACTTGATCTTATCATCCGGCACCTCGACCCAAACCCGCAGACAGGACGCAGGAACCAATTGTACATCAAAACCCTTGTACTGTGTACCATCAGGCTTGAGCGATTGCACATCAAAATAGAGCTTCATCGTTCCTCCATTTCATAGCGGTTGGCCCATTGGCAGAAGTTATACATCCACCCCGCGGCAAATGGAAGGGCGTGGAAAAGCTCGTCGATCAACCGAAAGAATGCGTAAGAGATGGCTCTTCGACTACCGACCAGCATCGCGCCCTCGGTCAGTTCCTCCTGTGTGAGATCGGTGTCGGTTACGATAAGCTTCAAGTCCATGGTCTCTCTCTCTCTCTCTTTACACTTTGCGAATGGCGACCGATGGCTGGCCTACCTTGCGGAACTTCCCAAGTTCTGGATAAGACACGATGAAGCCATCAAGTGCTTTCGTCTCCCAGGTCACTCGTCCCGCCGACAGGACGGCCTGCAAGTACGCCCCCTTGACAGACGAGCCATCCGCCAACACGCGGTCCTTGATCACCGCCTCTAGGAGAAATTCCTCCGCATCGAGGGCGGAAAAATATCTCCGAAACTCGGCGTCAAGTGAAGAGAGCGAAGCGCGGAGCTCCGCCGTCAAGATTCCGTCCTTCTTGGCCTGCAATTCTCCGTTGAGGAGAATCCTCTTGGCCCGCAACTCCGCAAGGCTGTCCAGCTTGGCTACAATTTCATCCTTCATGCTTACATTCTCCTTCATCGATTAGGTCCTCCCCGATGTCCAGGATTGCCCGGCTCGTCATCCTCTCCCTCATCATTACTTCCGTCGTGATCTGAATTACCTGGATCGCATCCCTCGCTGCCGTTGCCGACACCCGAATTGCAGTCCGGCTTATCCGTATGCGTAGGCTTGGGAGTTTTGTTGGGATCAACTACACGCGTCGCTTGCGGTGTACTTGTGGAAGCAAGACTTGTCACTGTCGCAGCAGGTGTCTCAGATGGAACAGGAGTGTCCTCGGTACTCTCCAATGTCGCAGTAGCAACAGGAATGCCAGGACCACGATCTGGACAGGAACAAGGACATATTTGTGTAAGGTTGCCGTCCATGTAGACATAGGTCTGCCCTCCAACCTCGAAGGACCAAACTGGTACATTCTGGTCATTATAAGTCAACACATAGATCGGATCTAGATACTGTGTGTTGTTTGCTCCAACACCCACAACCCACACTGTCACAGCCAGCACTAAGATCAACAAGAATGCAGCTACCTTCATGTCTCATCCTCCTTCACTGGAACATAGAATGTTGTTGTATTATGGCCAACAGGCACGTATGGCACAAGCCGTAGCTTTCCTTCCTCGACCATCGATCCCAAGATCCGAATCGCCGTGGCCTTTCCTACCCCGAACTCCTTCTGAAATTGACGCCGAGTAAATCCGCCCTCTGGAATCTGGGGGGCCTCCAACTCCCCAATACTTCTACGCAAGAACTTTATCACGTCTTCATCCATGGGGACCTCATGCACATTACCAACCTGAGCCAGCCATGTTTCCGATGGAGAATGTGTCATGACCATTCTTCCTTTGTGCGGATATCGACCGTGCGTACACATTCTAAACCACGAGTGATTAGTCCATCAACGATCTCGTATGCGATCAGGCCAACGTCGATGCTATCTTTCGACTGTGCAACCTTGCGGGCATGAGGATCAATGCCGCTGTAGCCTGGCAAGATAATACCTGCCGTCCTCCACGTCCTTCTTCTGGCCCTTCTGGTTACGACCTCAGACGTATAGGTGTGATAGTGTGCCCGCACAACCAGCTTCGGAGGATCTTCTTCATTCTTGAGCGCCGCATCCATGATGTCCTGCACATAGAGACGCAGAACATTGCCCTTCAGCCAATTCCTCGATCCGGGCTGAGGTCCATGATGTGACACATCGATGCCCATAACCACGGAATGATAGGGGGCGGAGATGTCGAGGTTCGGATAAGAATCTCGAATACGCCGCACCAAAACCTCTGGCACAGAACCCTCGCCCTGCTCATGGACTTCTGTGCCCTTGACCATTCGTACCCGCTTGAGATTGGGAAGACCCAGCCATGGCTCAAGTGCCCGAAATGCCATTTCATAGGTATCTGCATCACGTGTCGAGATCAACCCGCGCCGGAAGAATGTGCCCTGCGAGATATCTCCTACGACAAATAAGTTGATTGGTGCTCCGTCTGCCAGCTTCGATACATCTGCCTTATCGGACAAGTACCATTCCCACAATTGCTTTTGCAATGGATTCAGGGACACGGCCCGGTCTACAAGATTTCCCTCAGCATCCTCCTCGGTGATGATCGTATCTGGACTAAGTATGCCATACTTCGAGTTGGTATGCAGATCCGCAATGAAAACCAGGACGCTGCGCTTCTGCTCTTGTGGATTGTCAGTCATGATGTCTCCTATGAAAGAATGCTCTCACTCAGATTGACGCCTGTAGTAGACAACATCTTGCGCTGGTCGGCACGCATGATCTCAATACCAATAGCGGCCAAAAGCTCTGTGGCAGTGTCCCTCTCGATGCCGAAAGACCGGAACTTGGCTATGGCTTCCTCGATCCTACGGCGATCATGGGGCGACACACCATCCAAAGCCTCCTCGACTGCCATCACAAACGATTCCGCCCCCAATGCTTCCTTGAACATCTTGATTGAGCTAACCATTTATCCTCCTCATCATCCCAGCAGCAATTCTTTCCCCAAATTCCTCTGGTGTAATGTAGACCGCAGCCTTTCCTGTTCCTTGACAAGCATTACATTGATAATCATATATGTCGATCTCTTTGAGCACACCGGCACCGCCACATACCTCACAGTCTTCATAGAGCTTGACGTACAATTCATCACCCATCTCACTCACCCCCTCGCTCATGCTTTCCTCGCTTCCTCGATAATCTGTACGGCTTCATTACCACTAATCTCGCCTTGATCCTCTAAGGCAGCGGCCACAGCCTCAACTTGGTATTGGTACTTTATCAGGAGGTCCTCCAGCTCTGATGCGCAGTCCTTCAGTAGACGGGCGACGGCCTCTTCCACAGCAGCCGTCGGGGTCCCATCAAGCTTGGGCATTCCGAATGCGCCGTTGTTCGCCATCTTTATCAGGGTGCCATGGACAGACCGGATGTCCCCCGATGCACCAGACCACGGCTGCTTCATCACCTGAATGACCGCCATGTGCCCGGCGAGCCCGATCATGATGTCACGCTTCAGCGTCAAGAACGATATGGAGTAAAGGTCGGTAACGGGCGTCGGCAACATGTACCCCAGGGACTTCGATGTGCGGACAGCCGACACATAGGCGATACGCTCATCCTTGCGCAGATGGTACTGGGCGACAGTGTGCCCCGCCTCGTGGACGCAAATCTGGCGCTTCTGCTCAGGATCTAGGTCTGAGATGGGAGATTGTAACCCAACCACCTGTTCCTGAAGGGCACGCTCGATGTCGCGCTGCGTCACTTCGGGCCGACCTTCGACCAACGCACGGCGGACGGAATCCTTCGTAATGGCGGACATGATCTGGGCCGGAGTGGCCCAGGCCGTCAAGGAAGCCAGGCCAGGCACATCGACAGCCGCGGACTTGATAGAGCCGACGTAGTAGCCGATCACATCCTCCCGTCCCTTGCGGTCGGGCGAGTCCACCGGCATTACCCAGTCGAATCGGCCAGCCCGCACAAGAGCCGGGTCGAGAGAGTCGGGGCGGTTGGTCGAACCCATGAAGAGCACGGTGCCCAATTCCAGATCGGGCAACCCCAAGAGCCGCCGGGCCTTGTTGCGGGCGCGGTCCTGCACCGAGAACTCCCCGATGCCATCCATCTCATAGAGCAGGCGGGTCAGAGCCCCATTCATCATTCCGCCGCCCATCATGCCGCCCATCATGCCGCCCTGAACTTGCCCGCCCTGGACACCGCCGCGAGACATCCCAACGGCATCGAGCTCGTCGATATACGATATACAGGCGGTAAACTCGCGGGCCAGCTTGCGCGCCTTGGACACAAACGAAATCATCTTCATCGTGTTGTGAGTAAGAACGTAGTGCTCCATGACGTAAAGATGATCGGGGGCATCGGTCGCGATGCAGCGACAGGGCTCATCGCCCACGTACTCAATAGATTTTATTGCGCGGCCCATAACACGCGGATGATCACCGCGGTATTTCTCGGCCTTCCGCTTCAGATAGAATGGCTTTATACTGGGCGGAACCCAGAGATTGATCTGCCAGCATGTACCGCCATCCTCTCTCTTCGACTGGCAGTAAGATGCCCTACCACCAAGGCTGGAAACAAGATCGATCATCCCATCTCTTAGATGCTCGCTGATTGTGCAGTAACTGACATATCCTCTGCCCTTGGTAATGCCAACGGTGCCGTCGGTGTCCAACAATCCCTGAAGCAGAGCCTCGCGTTGTGGAACAGATCCGAAGAGATACTCAGCGGGGATGAACTTGTCTTTGGCCTTTCTGCCACGGAGACCAAGACTTCTTAGGGCGTAAGCAATAGGTGTTTCGAGTGGGCCATGCTTATCCCACGAGAAATACATTCTGTAAAAGTTTCTCTGATATGACCTAATCTGGAACTCTTGCTTCCAAAGATCTCTGCACTCCGATTGTGCCCTGGATAGAACCTCAAGATCCGCTCCGTCTATTCTAGCCACGCCGGAAAGTGCTCCATCTCCAAGAAGCGCCCCCATCGTGTAGGGAGGGATAAGGAATTCCCTTTCCCCAAACTGTATCGGGTCCGGAAATGGGATAACATCGTGATGTTTCCCGGAACGCAACTCGACAGTGGACTTCGTTCTCTCCTCACCATAATACGGATCGCCAATGATTCTTGAATGAGCATTACGTACAGTCCAATGATGAGTGTCCGACGCCTTGACCACAGCCCCGTCCACCATCTCTATACGATACATAGGAGCAATCTTGACATGCGACAGTCCGGTTACGTTATATGCAAAGCCATCTCGCCCGATGATTTTGTCTCCCTCCCCGATTTCTCCCATTGTTGTCCACCCTGTAGGAGTAAGAATCAGGCTGTCTAGAGGACACGGGTCCATGCCCCAGAACATGCCACGGAATCCAGAACCCTCGGTTCCCACGAAGGCCACCCCAGCCTCTCCGGCCATGGCCTTGGCGAGTAGTGTCTTGCCGGTTCCGGGCGGTCCCGTCAAGAGCAAGCCACTTAGCTGTCTGCCGCCCATGGCCTTGAACTCACCCCGTTGGTCCTTGAGGAGGGCCAGCCATTCCCGAACACGGGTCAGCAAGTAGGGCTGACCGCGATAGTCGGAGAACGTGATCTGCTTCGGGTCTCCGGGCCGCAACACCGTCGTTCGGGTTCGGGAGATGAACCAGAACAGCGCCCCGAACTGCACGACCATGAATGAGATAGCGAAGGCAATCTGAAAGACGAACTGAAGGATAGTCCTCAACGTCGCCGGATAGGCGATGCTGAGATAAACTACTATTGCGATGATCCAGAGGATCATCCTGGTCAACTTACGGTGCGACTGCAAGAAATCCTTGATCCAGTACAATACAGCAATGCGGTCTGCCAGCCAGACTCTCATCAGTCTACTCCCGTGGCCCATCTGGGACTGGCATTGATACAGGAGGAGACAAGAAGGTTTCCCTAAATCTCAGGCGTCCTACCCACAGAGGGCCTTTGACAATAACCCGTATACCCTCATCAGGACCGGAGATGGCCTGGCAGTGGAACGAATCTGTGTATCTCAGTATGAGGACTTCACGTGCATCACACAGGATGCCACGATATAGTCCGCCGGGATTGGGAGATTTCTCCTGTGATCCCCAGACGATCAAGACGGCATCGGGGTAAGCAGCAATCCCAACATACCACAACATAACATCATCTAGAACGCCATTGACCTGCCGCACAATCTCCTGTTCGTCCATGTTTGGCTGACCTACCCACATCAAGCCTACAGACCACACTCCAAATCCCTGATTGGTATATGTGTGGCTGACCCAAGCTACATCTACGGCATCATACTTCTTCTCTAAGTCCCAAACAAATCTCTTGATCGGATCATCTGGGGGAAAGAATCGGTAGTAGAAGGGAATGTTTTGTTCTGACCAAGAGGCAACACGTGGCCAGTCGATGTTCTGGAATGGGCCAAGATAGACTAAGATACCAACCAGCACACCAAGTACAATCGCTGTTACTCGCCTCATAGCAATCTCCTATCCGCAATTAGCGCACTGAACTTCGCCGGGCCGCACAATACTCATTGTCTCCTCATCACACATGGCACAGTATGCCGACCATGTGTTGCCATATTCATCTGAGATGATACCGTCCATGCCCTCAAATAATCCCTCTATCTTGGCATGATCGTCACACAGAGTTCTGATCCATCCACTCCCCCACTGCTTGGCCTGCCTCCCACACTCCTCACACATTGTTAGTGAGTATGCCTCAGCCGCATCAATCATGTCAAGGAGACTTGGAGATGTATTCCACGCATAGAATCTCAGACCACCGTACTTATCTTTGATTTGGCTGATTCCAGCACCAGTCATGAGGCACAGCCCAAAGCATCCATCAATCAGTCCTGACCAACCAGGAGGGGCGAGCTCCCTTGCCTCCTTTAGGCTGATGGAATACCCAAGTCTATAGCCATAGGCAACCCGCCCGCGCAGCCTCAATATCCAATGCCATAGATGAGAGCTGTACCAGACGTATCTCAGGTGATTCATTGCTCTCTCCCATATAGCAATGAGGCCACGCCCATTACGAGCACCAGAATGAACAGGGCCTCAAACATTTCTCGCCCACCTCAGCAGTGTCTTCACTGCTGCTAGCATTTCTTGGTCGGTGACATCGCGAGGCAATTCGACAGGAGAGGCGGGACCATCGACCCGCTCTGTCGCCCGCTCCTCAATCCAAGCATATTCATAGTCTATATTGCCCCAATGAATCTTCAGCCATCCCTTGTATACAGCCACAACAGAGACGGTCGTTCCTTGCAGAATGCGCCCAAGATTTTGGGACACAGCCTTGAAGGATTCTCTCACAGTTGTACTAGATGCGGTGATGCGAACCCTGTAATCTACTGGTGTTTCGGGCATGTACTTCCCTCCTTGCTATAGATTTCTCTCATTCTCTCTGCCACATATCTTAGCATCTTCTCAGATTTCACTGTGCTCTCGTGCGCCTCATCATGACATCTTTTGCACAGTACCACTGCATTATCTATCATTGCCCACGTCCTGGGCAGGCGAGATCTGGGAATGATCTCGTGAACAATACGGGATGGAGTACCACAAACCACACAGCGATTATGATACATGGCCAAGATCGCCTTGCGAAATTCCGCCCTATCATTCATACGAAATGATTTCCACAATGCGCAACCAATCATATACGTGACGGAATGTCGTATCCATCTCATTCCACTCTCGCTCGAAGAGCAACTTCATGGGCGCATAGGCAGCCACCAGATAGTGTGGCATGTCATCTACAATAATATCTGTCGTATGCCAAGAAAGAAAATTCGCCTTGTCCCTCTCTCCCAAACAATACGTAAAGCTCTCTGGATAGGAGTGCAATGAAAGCCACTTGAGGGTAATAGAGAGCAGTGAGGGGGGACGGGCTGATATGTAGTAGATCTCGTGAGTCTTGGATAGAGATTGCAGCCCATGTTGTGATAGGGGAATGGGACGTAGACTAAGATGGAATTCATCATCATGGAAGAGTGTGTCATAATCTACATCCGGCCATGTCTGGCATAGTGGAGACAACACACGATGCTCAGGATTTCCAAAGCGCACCTTCATACCACCAACAAAATCAGCCAAGACATCATCGATATCGACTGTTAGCCGGGGCATCATGGATATCCAATTCCCTTCTCATCATTATTATCAATCATTACTTCCGACAATACAATAGTACTCTAGTAAGGGGGG